AACTTGAAGAACTTGAAGAGCTTGGAAGGATTAACGAACTTGAAGAACTTGAAGAGCTTGGAAGGATTAACGAACTTGAAGAACTTGAAGAGCTTGGAAGGATTAACGAACTTGAAGAACTTGGAAGGATTAACGAACTTGAAGAACTTGAAGAGCTTGGAAGGATTAACGAACTTGAAGAACTTGGTAGTATTAATGGGCTTGAAGAACTTGGTAGTATTAATGGGCTTGAAGAGCTTGAGTAAATTGTTGTACCTGATGTTCCTGAACCACCTGAAAATGTTAAAGGTGTAACAGGTGAAATAGGTTCATTTGATAATGCAGGTGAATCTAGAAGTGTAGGTGGGTTTGAAGATACAAGTGACGGGGTTATTAAATTAGGTTGAGAGCTCGAAGAGCTTGAAGACCCTGGAAGATTACTTGAAGAACTTGAATAGACATTTGGTATTAAAGAGCTTGAAGACCCTAGAAGATTACTTGAAGAACTTGAATAGACATTTGGTATTAAAGAGCTTGAAGACCCTGGAAGATTACTTGAAGAACTTGAATAGACATTTGGTATTAAAGAGCTTGAAGACCCTGGAAGATTACTTGAAGAACTTGAAGAGCCTAGAAGTATTGTTGAACTTGAAGATCCTGGAAGTTTACTTGAAGAACTTGATGAACCTAGTATACCGGGTGAGCCGGATGAGCTAGATGTTTTAGATGAACTAGATGAGCTAGAAGTTTTAGATGAACTAGATGAGCTAGAAGTTTTAGATGAACTAGATGAACCAAACAATCCAGTTGATATTTTTGAAAAATTAATTGAATTATTGCTAATACTTAAACTACCAGCATTATTATTTGTTAATGTAATTCCATTGTTTAAATTTGAAAGTGAAATATCTCCATATGCATCGGTGTTCGTAGTTAAATTAACACCATCTGGTAAAGAAGGTATGTTATATTCTGCTGCATTAGAAACATCAAAACTGAGTTCATAAGTGTGTGTAGTTGAATTAAATGGACTAATGTTATTATAATAGATTATTGTAATTATAATAATACAAATACATAAAATATAAATTTTTTTGTTTGACAAAAACTTAAAAATAGGATTTGTCATTTATTGAACTAAACATTTTAATTTAAATTAAAATATTTTGGTTTATAAATGTTTAAAATAAATATTAACAATCTGAGTAAAAATAACAAAATAATTTTAATATCTTCTCTGATAACACTTATAGTTGGATATTTTCTTTTAAGAAAACCAACACCTTCAGTAAAACCAAGTGTAGTAGTTTCTTCAACTGATAACTCTGGTACAACTGATAAAAAACCTTTCGTTCCAAACAACGTTTCAAATAAAGTTCCAAACAAAATATCAAATGATGTTCCAAATAAAGTTCCAAATGATATTTTAAGTAATGTTTTAAATAACATTTTGAGTGCTTCTTCAAGCAAAATAAATTATTTAAATAACCCGGATTACACAAAGATATCACTTAAAAATGGTTTAGCTATCGTAAATGTAAATTATGACATACCTTTTGATATGAGTATAGAAACTACTACAGATACCGGAGAAGTAAAAACAAATGTTATTTCTATTAAGCCTGGATTTAAATCAACTATTAATAGCGATGGAACGATAAATACAGTTTCAACAATTTAACTTTAAAATTAAAATAAATACATTAATTACAAATGGTCCGCAAAAATTCATTTGGTTCGTTTTCCATGAATTCCAAATTATTTTGGGTAATATTTGTAGTTTTTGTGATTGCGGCTGTTTACCTTTACAAGAAATCACAAAGCCCTTTTGGCTCAGCACCTGGTAGCCCTCTTTATTCAACTCAACCAAATGCTTTTGCGTTAAGCTTTGATAAAACAGTAAATGGTAAAGAATTTATTATAGAAAAAAGTTCTAATTATACATTAACAATTGATAAAGAGGGTAATAGAACAATTCCTTCGATATCTTTATCCAATAACTCAACCCCTGTTTATACTGTTATAGTTGACAAAAATACTTTGAATTATTTTAACCCAAATAATGTTTTTGAGTCTTCTCCTTTAACCCCACTTAGTGTAAATACAATATACGTGCAATATAAAAACAATGTAAGCTTATATGTACGTATTGCAACTGTTGGTTCTATCGAGAACTTTAAAAATTCTACCGTATCTATTAGACCAGGAGTGAGTGCTTTTATAGGTTCAGATGGAAAAGTAACAGAACAAACAGATGCTAAATCTCCCAGTCCACAAACGCCACAAATAAGTGATTCCACAAAGCAATCAGAATTTTTTCCACTTTTTTTCAAGAACACTATAGCGGTTTACAGCTTACAAGCTAATAATAACTATAGATTAACAACTGACCCAGAGGGTAAGAATGAAGTTCCTTTAGCTACTGGAAATTTTACGAATGGAGCGTATGCTATTTTTCAAATGGATAAACAAATATATTCAGGTAAAGTTCAGCAAAATCCTACAAACCCAATAGATTTTAACAACAAGATTGCGGCTACCGTACCTTGTTTATACATACAGTATATTAAACCATTTGATTTAACAATTGGTGTTTATCCTAAAATAGTGACAGGAGGTGTTACTCTTATAGATTATAGTAATAATAGCGGACAAGGTAAAAAAGTTACAATTCTTTCTAAAAATTTTATAAAAAATAATGCAGCAACGCTTGATTCTAGTACACTAAAAGTAGATACTTATACAAATATTAAGAAAACTCTAGTATAATAAGTTAATTAACTTTAAAATATAATATCTTTAAATTTTAAAAATGTTAAATTTATTAGATTTTAAACAAACGGACCTCGGCATACTAAAAAAATTATCTAAAAAAGTTGTAAAAAATTATTCAAAAATGAAAAAAATCGAACTTTTTGAAAATTTTAATAAATTTTTAGCTGTTAAAATGATACAGCGTTGTTACCGTCTCCATTTTTATAAAAATGCTACCGACCACATAACACTCGAACCTGTAAAATTTCCGTGTTTTATTTACCGAACGAAGTCCGGAAAACACTTTTTTTACGAATATTCTTCAATCATAAAAAACATAATGAAAACGGGTGATTGTAGGGACCCAATGACTCGTGAAGTTTATTCCGATGAAGACCTTATACGGCTTGATACAGGTGCAAAACTTTATTTTCCCGAAATAAAGTACCGCAGTACCTACAAAATAAAAAAGAATCTGAGTTATGCTCGTAGAATACGTAATCGTGAAAATGAGATACTTTCTTTTCAGCTACGTATGGACGAACTCAAGGAAATAATAAATTACATCGTTAGTTCGGAAATGTATCTTTGGAATTTGGGAAATGAGCCTCTATTGATAGAAAATATTGAATACGCATCGATAAATAGTTTTATACAAACAACGGTCCATGAATTAAAAATGGTTCTTACAAATTTACGTGTGTATGATTTGCATGCTGCTGACATATTTAAACGTGACCTTTTAAATGGTTTAACCGTTCAGTTTTTAATCGAACTTATTTCTGAAATTTAAAATTTTACAAATTTTATTTTACTTAAAGAAATAAAAACTTAAAGAAATAAAAACGAAATGGAGACTTTGCTTTGCGAATCGTGTAAATCACCAACGTTTTTGTGTAAATGCAATAATACTTGGAAATTGTTTAATGAAACAATAACAACAAATTGTGGTGGTGGGACTGTACGTATAGATGATTCAGGTGTGTCATTTACGCCTTTACGTATATCTACAATGACAATTTGTTTTAACTTTAACCAATTTATTAATTTGCAAATATTGAAGGATAATTCTCCTGATTTTTTATCTGTAAATTATAAACCTGGTTCTAAAAAGTCTAAAGAAAAAAAGAAAAAGGGGTCAGATGAAATGTTTAATAGTCTTGGTATAAAAATTTGTTTTGTTGACCGTTCTGTTGAACCGATGATATTTTCCAATGTGAATATATTTATATTTTTTAATGGAAAAGTAACTGTTTCTGGAGTTAAAACAATTAATACAATTAATATTATGATTCAGGAACTTATTGAAATAATAACATCGGTTGAAGGAGTTGTAGAAAATCCCGAAAATCTTATTGGTGAAAATGTAAAAATCCAAATGATTTGTAGTGATTTTAAAATAAAACCTTTGAAAGAAGATCCGGATGGGTGGTGCATTAAACAGGAGCTTCTTCAAAATGTTCTTGTTAATAAATTTAATATGAGTGCTACATTTAGCAGTTTGAGTCGATATCCGGGTATAAATTTGAAATTTCCATCGGTCATAGAAAAAGATAAACAAATTAGTTTACTTATATTTAGGTCCGGAAGTATTATCATTACAGGTGCAAAACACGCACAGGACCTCTCTGAAGGATATAAATTTATCACCGATACCATAATAAAAACCGGTATGGCTTTATTTTATCATGACATAAATGAAGAAATAAAGCAAAAAAAGAAGAAAAAATAAAGAATTTTTTACCTTTAAACAAGGGTTTTTACCTTTAAATTAACATTTATTCAAAAATTAATTTATTGGTAACAGTTAAATGATTTATTTGATTTTATTTGTAACAATTTTAGGAGTACTTTTATTTAAACTGTTTGATATTCTAAATAAACAGTTTAGAGTAACTCCAGTTTCAACTTCAAGTTTGAGTTCTTCAAATGACCCGGGATACATTAATCCTATTTTACCACGAAAAACAGACGTTACTGAAATATACAAAGATATCAGTATAGAACCATATGGGTGTTTTTCTTCAGTCGATGAAAAGTTTTTTTTAAAAGAAATAAACAAGTATTCAAATAAAAATGTTTTTGATTCTGGTATAATTATATCCGAAAGCCGGCGTTCCGATGACATGAAAGAACTTATACAACAAGTCATAAATAACGGTTTCGACCAATATGGATACAGCATGCTTCACAAATACAATAATGACCCCGATGGATATTCTAAAAATATGAATATCAAAGAAATAGGAGTACTTGGTAAACTTGCTGGATACAATTATATCAGTGTTTTTAAAATAGACGAACATACACGTGGAAAGATTTATTTAACATACTCACCACCCATGGATGATGAAAATAAAAAGCACGTTGCTGTTTCTGATGTACCTGGTTTTACACTCACACCCAAATTAAATAATTATACAAACGAAGAAGAAAAAGCACCTGGAAAAGAAATGGCTTGTGGATATCCATGCCTTCCATATGACAAACCAATGACGTTTGATGATAATGGTGTTACAAGACAGTATATGTGTGGCTCAGTTGCATATCCTGATATAAAATCTCCCACACGTTTTGCAGTTTATCGTATTGTTGAAAAAATCTAAACAATCATTTTCGAATCAAAACTGTATTGCCTGAAAAGATGCGCCCATATGCGCTCTGCAAAATGACCGTTTTCAATGTTATCTCCAACACTCAGACTTTCAACCAAATTAGTGTAGACTTCCTTTTTGATATGAAGAATATTTTCTTTTGATACAATAAACATACCTCGGATCGCGAGATAGTGCATTGGGCGCTCATCGATAAGTGCCTTTTTCCATTCTTGGAAATTTTTGTATTGTGATTTAATAAATTGATTGTCGTTTCTGTTGCAAATACCTTCTGCCTGGTAATTGTCGATATTGTAATTATAATCAGTCGATACTTTGCGAAAACGTGGTGAATAGAACCCAGAATATTTTGTTTTTATATTATTCATTTTAATAGTTTTCATTATAGTACTTAAATAAGCACCTTTCCGGTGACACATTAGAATACTTCCGGGTAAATTGATAAGTGTTTCTGGGAGATTGTCCCAATGTTTTGTAATGTAATAAGCCAGTGTATGGTCGATACGCCCAACATTTGGAAGTACATCAAATTGAATTTTTTTTAACATTTCTTCATTTGGAAAGAAATATTTAAAATAATTGTTATTGGGTCCTTTATTGTAAATGTAAATATAATCAACTTTGTCGATAATGTATTCTATCCAGTCGATATATTCATTGTACCGAGTAATTATGGCAACAACGTTTTTCGTTAAAGATTCCATTTTATTAAGTTTATTAAAATTAAAGTACCAATCTTTAAATGAAATTTAATTTTTTCTCAAAAGAACAACCAACATTATTAATTTACGGTCATCGGGGATGGATTGGTTCCATGTATCTCAATTATCTTTCTTTACACCATCCAAAACTCAAAATTATCAAAGGAATTGCCAGAATTGACATTCGCCACGAAGTTATCTATGAAATTAACGAATACCGCCCAACCCATATATTTTCTCTAACTGGTCGTACACATGGAACAATTGAAGATAAACTTATTAATACCATCGATTACCTTGAATATCCAGGAAAATTAGTTGAAAACGTCCAAGACAATCTTTATGGACCTCTCAATTTGGCAATTATATGTAAAGAAAAGGATATTCATTATACATATCTTGGAACAGGGTGTATATTTAATTCAACTGGTCTTAACAGCGAAGCTCCACAGAAATTTACAGAAGAATCTTATCCAAATTATTTTGGTTCTGGATACAGCGTTGTGAAAGGATTTACGGATCGCATTATGGGAGATTTCCCAGTTCTCAATCTTCGTATTCGAATGCCGATTAGCAGTACGCCCAACGACCGCAATTTTATAAATAAAATCACGAAATACCAATTTATTTGCAGTATTCCTAACAGTATGACCGTTCTTGATGATTTTTTTCCAATTTTTACTGACCTGCTTTTAAAGAAAAAGACGGGGACCTACAATTGTACCAATCCAGGAATTATTTCACACAATCAAATTCTTGAAATGTATAAACAAATTATAGACCCTAGCTTTACATGGAAAAACATGACTCTTGAAGAACAATCAAAGATTCTTAAGAGCGACCGTAGTAATAATTATCTTGATACTTCAAAAATTAAGAAAGAATATCCTAATTTAAAAGGTATACATGACTCCATGATTATTGTTTTGAATAAAATGAAATTAATTTAATTTCTTACATTTGGATAATTCGACATAAACCACTTAACGGTTTCTTCAATTCCATCTTTTAAACTGGTGAATTCAAAATTAATAAGTCGTTTTAATTTTGAATTGTCTGTTGTTTTACGGTACTGTCCGTCTGAAAAATTTGTATTAAAAACCATTTCATTTCCAAAATGGGAATTTATCATTTGAGCCATTTCGCTGATTGTGTATTCTTCACTTGGTGAAAGTATAAGCAAATCAATATTATTTTTATCTATAAGAAGAAGTAAAATTCTTGCAAGATCCATGTTGTAAATAAAATGCCGAGATGGTTTTCCAGAACCTTTTACTTCAAAAGGTAAATTAGATTCTTTTGCAAGGTAGCATTTATGGATAAGAGAAGGAATAACGTGTCCGTTTTCAAGACTAAAATTATCATGTGGTCCATAAATATTTGTTGGAATGATACAAAAATAATTTCTTTTAAATTGTTCCCTGTATAGTCTACAATGAACTTCCATCATTCGTTTTGCATACGCATACCCTTCATTTGATTCATGAGGTGGCCCATCGTGTAACATATTTTCATTAATAGGGGGAATTAGATCATCTGGAAAAACACATGTACTTAGACATGCTATAAGTGTATTTACATTTGTTTGATGTGCCGCTTTAACAACATTTGTATTTATTAATAAGTTATCTTCAAGCATTTGTACTTTTTCGTTCATATTTTTAAAGAGTCCACCAACATGTGCGGCCAAATGAATTACCACATCTGGTTTTAAATAGTTAAAAACAGTAAGTGTTTGTTCGTAATTCAAAAGATTGCACCAACTTGATTCCATAAATATATAATATGCTTCGTATTCTGATTTTATTTGTTTTATTGCATTTCCAACAAGACCATTTCCACCGGTTACGAGTATTGTTTTCATTTAATTCGTAAAAGAAACTTATTTATTTTATTTAGATATTTTACGAAATGAAGATAGCGTTAATAACTGGAATAACAGGCCAAGACGGTTCTTACCTTGCCGAGCTTTTATTGGAAAAAGAGTATACTGTTTATGGAATTGTACGGAGAAGTTCAAGTATTAATACTCACCGTATAGACCATATATACAATTTTTTAAATTTACGGTATGGAGACCTTTCAGATAGTTCAAGTATAATAAAAATCCTTAATGAAATTAAATCAAAAAATCCAAGTGTTATAGAAATTTATAATCTTGGAGCAATGAGCCATGTCAAAGTATCATTTGATGTTCCTGAATACACGGGTGACGTTGATGGATTAGGTGTTCTTAGAATTCTTGATTCTGTTATTTCACTTGGATTAAAGGACCTAGTTAGGTTTTACCAAGCTTCAAGTTCCGAACTTTATGGAAAAGTTCAGGAAATTCCCCAAACAGAAAAAACCCCATTTTATCCACGGTCTCCCTATGGAGTTGCCAAGCTTTACGCTTTTTGGATAACTAAAAATTACCGTGAAAGTTACAATATATTCGCATGCAATGGAATACTTTTCAATCACGAATCACCTCGCCGTGGTGAAACCTTTGTCACTAAAAAAATAACAAAGGCTGTGAATAATATAATTAAAGGAAATCAAGAGTTCCTCGTTCTTGGGAATCTTGACGCCCAACGTGATTGGGGTCACGCAAAAGATTATGTTCGTGGGATGTGGTTAATGCTTCAACATGATTTTCCTGAGGACTTTGTTCTTTCAACAAATGAAGTTCACAGTGTTCGTGAATTTGTTGAAAAGGCGTTTAAATTAAAAGGAATTGTAATTCGTTGGGAAGGCTGTGGTATTAATGAAGTTGGTATTGATTCAATAAGTGGAAGGATACTTGTAAAAGTAAGCGAACGTTATTTTCGACCAGCCGAGGTGGATTTTCTTCTTGGTGATTCATCCAAGGCGAACTATGAACTTGGATGGAAACCAGAAATATTGTTTGATGAACTTGTTGAAGAAATGGTTTTAGAAGAACACTAAAACCCGAACCAAACATAGTTTGGTTCTTTTTTGGTTTTAAGCGAAGCTTGAAACGTTTTGGTTTTAAGTGAATCTTAAAACGTTTTGGTAATTTAAACGTTTTGGTAATTTAAACGTTTTGGTAATTTAAACGTTTAACTATTAAATGTTACATTACAGTCTGGTAAATTTCCTACTGTTTCATCATCGTTAAGTGTACCCAATTCTAATCTATTTTGGTCGAAATACGTTTTTGGGGTAATACAAACAGGATAATTATATTTTTTTATAAAATAAACTATATTATTATCAAAATTATCATTCATTGGATACATATCATTTATAAATTGTTTTAAATATTTTACTTTATAACAAATTGCGTGAGTACAAAAAAGTGTTTTGTCTGGAATATCCATAAGTGGTTTAATTGTAAAATTCTGTTTACAGTTCATCCAACAATATCCCATGTAAAAAAATATAAAATTAGTACTCTTAAATTCAATTATACTCTTTTTTAATGAAGGAGTATCTATGTTAACAACTATATCATCTTCGAATACTATAATTGTATTGTAATTTTTATTAATTGCATCTATAAAACACATAGTAAATGAAACCTGCAATCCTAATCGTGTTGGATGTGTATATAACTTAGATTTTGGATCATTTGTAGAGCTGAGTTTATTAAAATCAGAAGTTGATAATTCTTTTGGTGTTATTGCATTAAAAAATATATAATTTATCCCCATAGATTCAAATTTTTGTTTCATATATTCTTTACGCTGTGGCATAACAATACAATAAACCGCATCTACAACACCTAGGTCTGTATAGTTTTCTATTTTTTGAAATTTATATTCAAACTTTGTATAAAGTTTTTCTACATAATTGTAATAATTTATATCACTAGAAAACCTATCAGTTGATGAACTGTATTTATATAATATAAATAATATTATAATTAAAAATAATACAATTGGAATAATTGTTTTCTTTTTCATTGTTTCTTTTAACTTTTATTTTATTTTTATTTCTTTTATCAATTTTCCGAAACCACCCCCTGTTGAGATAAAATGTTTCACATAATAGGACATAAGGATATCTTGGTCTGGAGATTGGGCTAACCGGTAACTTGTTTCTAAACCGTTCTTTTCCAAGAATTGTTTACGCTCTTCTAAATAACCAGACGATTCAGATAAACAAGTATTTATATGAGCTCCCGAAACAATTACTACTTTTTTAATACCATTTGATTTTATATAATCCAAAATATTATCCCACCAAACCGTATCTCCTACTTTTGAATAATAAAGAGGGCCGTTTACTTTATCTAACCATTCTGTACTATGACACATCACTTCTCCAATTCGAATATGTAAAAAAAGCGTATCTGGGTATGTATTTTTATCGGATACTTTGGATTCTATTATTTGTTTTAACAATTTGTAATTTTTATCCGATGTATTTTTGTTGATATATTCATTTGCTATGGTACCTGGATATTTTGTTTTGTGATAAAGTATATTTTCCTCATAATTCATATCATAATATTTACTATTTATAGGTTGGTAAAATATATCTCCCAAACGATAATCAGCCCATTCGTCACCATTATATAATTTTAATACTTTATCAAAGACTTTAGTAGGTTTGAATTTATCTTTTTTTATAAAATAAAATAGTAAAGCAGCTACAACTAAAATAAAAAATTTATTCATTTAAATAAAAGAGATATTTTTATTTAGTAAATATAATCTTCTACAACCCGAATATCATTATTACTAAATTCTTTTAAATAAAAAAACTGCGTAGCTTCATCAATCATATCTGTATGGTTAATTGTACTAACTGATGTAGATATTTTTATTGATTTAAATTGTTTATAATACATGTTACAACCATGTGATACTAATTTTTCATATACACGGTCAACGTGATTGTTTATTGGATAAAACAAAGGATAATATTTTTTCATATTTTCAACATTTATAAGATATGCTTTTGTACCATTTACCCATTTCATATCAATTAGATTATCACCACATTGGTCTGTTTCTTTACCTACATATCTAAATGCATGTAAAAAACATACATCAAAATTAGAAGGTAAATTAAGATTTTTTAATTCGTCATTAAAAGCACTTGTCAATGTAATATTGTCTTCCAAAATAAGTGCATATTTTAAATTTTGAGAGAAACACCGTTTATAAAATTCTAAATGTCCGAGATAACATCCGAGTGCACCTGAATTAAAATATGTTTGATTTGGGCGTTTTTCTATTTTTTTATCATAAAGGTACATTTTATTAAATTTTTCTGGCTCAACTAACTCTTTATATTTTTCAGAATTTTCTGGTATTTTTGTATTAACACCTAAAATAACTTCCAGTGGAATATCACATGTGTATGATTTTTTAAAATTTAAATAACGTTCTGTATCAGTACCAAGTGTTAAAATAAACACTTTATCTATATTGATTCGATTACATGTTCCACCAAATGAACTTGGTCTAAAACGAATTACTAATAAAATAATTATAACCATTACTAGAATCGCTATAATTGTTTTCTTTTTCATTGTTTCTTTTAACTTTTATTTTATTTTTATTTCTTTTATCAATTTTCCGAAACCACCTCCGGTTGAAATAAAATGTTTTACATAATAGCACATAATGACATCTTGGTCTGGAGATTGGGCTAACCTGTAACTTGTTTCTAAACCGTTCTTTTCCAAAAATTGTTTACGGTCTTCTAAATAACCAGACGATTCCGGTAAACATCTATCTACATGAGCTCCCGAAACAATTACTACTTTTTTAATACCATTTGATTTTATATAATCCAAAATATTATCCCACCAAACTGTATCTCCTACTTTTGAATAATAAAGAGGTCCATTTACTTTATCCATCCATTCATCTTTAGTGCAAATCACATCTCCAATTCGAATATGTAAAAAAAGCGTATCTGGGTATGTATTTTTATCGGATACTTTGGATTCTATTATTTGTTTTAACAATTCATAATTTTTATCCGATGTATTTTTGTTGATGTATTCATTTGCTATGGTACCTGGATATTTTGTTTTGTGGTAAAGTACATTAAATGGATGATTAGAATTATAAAAATCTCCATTTAAATTACTATAAAAAACATCACCCAAACGATAATCAACCCATTCATCGCCGTTATATAGTTTTAAAGTATTATTAAATTTATCTTTTTTTATAAAATAAAATAGTAAAACTGCAACAACTAAAAGAAGTATTTTCATTTAAATAACGCCTTTATTTAAAATTTACACGTTTTAAATAATTCAGGATCAGGGCCACTTTCATTTAAACTTCCAAGTGATTCTCTATTTTGAATAAAATAAGCATTTTTTGGAACACAGACATTTATTTTATTTTTAATGTAGTATTCTCGAAATAATTCATCAGATGCAGTTGTCATTGGAAAACAATAATTTATTAGTCCAGGTAATATCTTTGTTTTTATTGCCATTGAATGGCCGCATATTATATCTGGATTAGAAAGTTTTACTATATTTTTATATTTTGTTACATTTTGTCCGCAATTTAAAAAACAATATCCCATATAAAATGCATCCATGTTACTATTTTTAAATTCCAATAAAGATTCATTTAAAAGTTTTTTATCAACTAAAATGGAAATATCGTCTTCAAATATCACAATTGTGGAATATCCTTTTTTGACAGCATCAATAAAACAAAGTATAAATGAAAGTAAAACTGGCAACCGTGTATATCTTTTATAAATACGAGAACCTTCTTTATTTGTGTAACTTATATTGTCATACTCTTCTGGTTTAAGGTCTTGTGGTGTAATTGCATTAAAATATGTAAACGTAATACCAAGATTATTCATTTGCGAAGTTATATAGTCTTTTCTTTGTGGCATTGTTATCGCATAGACCATGTCGACACCCGATAATTTTTCATTTCCGGGATATTTATCAAATTTATATTTAAAACGATTATAAAGCAAATCAGAAAATTCTGTATTTTCATAACCAGACTTTAATGTACGATAAAGTATCACCAATACTACAATCAGAACCAAAATTAAAAATTTAAACTTCATTTAACTTTACCAATTTTTTTATTCCTTCCATAAATGGAATTTTAATTTTCCATCCTAACGCTTTTAACTTTTCATTTGAAATAAAGTATCTTGCATCATTAAATGGACGGTCTTCGATAAACCGAACGTAACTTTGGTAATTATCAGTACCTTTCATAAGTTTAACAAGAATTTCAGCAATTTCCATAACGGTGTATTCGGCTTCACTATCCGCACCAATGTTGTATATTTCTCCTATCTTTCCTTCTAAAAGTATTTTTTCAAATGCCGAACATGTATCCAAAACATGGAGAAAGGAACGTTTGGCAGACCCATTTCCTTGAATTGTCACTTGTTCGTTTGCATTAAGTTGTTTGATAAATCTAGGTATTAGCTTTTCAGGATACTGATTTGGTCCATACACATTATTTCCTCTTGTAATAATAATTGGAAGATTATAACTTTTAATATAACTCATTGCAATCATCTCGGCTGCTGCTTTTGTAGCTGCGTATGGATTTGTTGGAATGAGAATACTTTTTTCATCAACAAGTTCACCTGTTTCTCCATACACTTCGTCGGTACTCACATGGATAAACTTCTGGATTTTTCCCCATTGTCTACAACATTCCAGAAGTGTATGTGTTCCAACTACATTGTCATAGGTGTATTGTAAACTCTCTTCAAAAGAATTCTGTACGTGTGACTGAGCTGCAAAATGGACGACATGTGTTATATTGTGTTCTTTGAGAACATGGTTTACAAGGTCGCTCGAAAAAAGATTTCCTTTTACAAAATAGTATCGTTTATCTTTTTTTACGTCTTCGGAGATATTTTCATGACTCGCGCAATAATAAAGTGCATCGAAATTAATAAGTTTTTTAATAATTTCGGTTTGAGAAAAATAATTAATAAAATTAGAACCAATAAATCCACAACCACCTGTAACAAGAAGATTCATGGAGTTTAATTTTATTATTTACTTTTTTTTTATAATTTAAACGTTAAACTAAAAGATGAAACACTTTCACTTTGAAATGGTATTCTTTGTTTTTTTTTGGAAGTTCGATTTTTGCAAATTTAATTTTTGGTAATTTACACAATTCATTTACATGAATACATTTTTCAAGGTATTGGCAATAACTATAATTAGCGAGACATCCATATTTATCTGTTTGTACTATATGCCGAGCACTAACTGCGATTACACACAACAAAAGAAAAAGTAATTGCATTTTTTCTTTTAATTGATTTATTTCCTTAAACCAACATTTTTCCAACTACATTTGAGCTTCCTATTATGAGATGTATTGTTATGAGGTATTCAATAAGTTTTCTTGGTGGAAGTTCTTTTAACATCGAATAAACTGGGTCCCCCGTTAAACTTCTCCATGGAATGTAAATAGTTATTAACCACGCGTACGACCAAAGATACGTAAATAAGAAAGAATTCCAATCAAAAACAACAACACTTTTTTTCATTTCATTTAAACAAAGATAATATGGAAGCACGTGTCCTACATAGGACCACCATTTAACATATTTATTACTTACTTCTGGGTGATAAATTTCATCTGTATCGGCACAATTGTAAAAAAACTTACCAACCCAATAGCTAAATGTAATTATAAATTGAATATTGTGACAAACTGGTAAAAACGTTGGAAAAAAGTAGGCAAGGTACATTGCATAATTTCCAGAATAGGTAAAGTTGACAAGTTGTTTTAATTGATTGTATTTTTTAGGAAATCCAAAATCGTAGTGTTTTGAAAACCAAAAGAAATAATTAATTGTATAAAATTGATTCCACAGAGTACTTAAAAGAAAAGAACAAGAACTTTTAAAACTCAAAATATGGAAAACGGGAATGTAAAATCCATTTTTTAACCAATTCATTTACAATTTAATTCGTTATTTTTTAAAAACTTTAAACTCAAATAAAATAAATGGAGTTACCCAATTTATCAAGCTATGAAATGTTTAGCCTAATAGTTATCCCATTTAGTTTATTTTTCTTTGGTGCCGATTTTCTTCGAGACCGTGATATCAAAAAAGATGAAACAAAAATAGGAATCGTACAATATATCCATCACCTTGCATTTACAACAAATATGTCTGGTCTTATCTTAAGTGTGTTTTTAACTTGTAAAATTCCATTTGTAACATTTTTAATGTTCCTTTCCATAATTAACCAAGTTGGATGGCTACTCAATGATGATAATTGCTGGCTTACACAATATGCAAATACTATAATAGGAGCTGAATCTAAAAACCGTAAATGGATTGCTGAAATTAGTTCGTTAGTTAAGCATTACGTTAAGGGCGATGAGTGGGCCTATTCCGAAATGCGTCCGATTGATAGAACAAGACAAGTAATTATTTCAAATGGACTGATTCTGGCTATTTTAATTAAAATTATTATTGCAAAAAAAATAAAAGCAATTTAATATAATGCAGTTCGTTTATTTTGGAGCTCCCAAAGTAGCTGGACCAAAAGGAAAAGTTCAAAAATATACAGGAGGCCAAGGACGAAGAGAACTAAATGCTCCATTCACACTCGTATTCCCAAATCCATCCCAAGGACAATACAATGAACGATACTCTCGTGCATATAAAAATTCAATAATAAAAGACATGCATCCCGAACAATTAGTTTGGTATTATTTTGATGAAATTGATGGTAGACCATACGACCCTCAGGTTGACGGAAGGCCTACTATAAGAGGAAACGTTGTTGATTTAGAAAATAATTCATTTGATATTGGAGATATAGATTTACGTGATCCAGTTCAAAATCCATACCGTCACGTTACAATTAAAGCAAAAGACCTTCGGGTAGAAGCTCTCGATAATGGTAAATTTAAAACAGCTAAACTAGACACCGTAGCAGTTGAAAACCCAAATGAAACATCAACCGTACTTTATGCCGGTGGTGGAGGAACACCCATGCAATTTTTTACATTACATTACAGTTCACCCGGTGTATTTGATAAATGGTATGGTATGTTTGCTGCATACAACCCAACACCACCGCCTTCACCTCCTCGAGACACCGGGTTTGGAAAACGGCGAAAGAATATTCTTGCAAAGGTCGATGCCGATATTCGTTACCTTAAACATTAATTTCATTGCGCGGAATAAAGTTTCCATTTACAAAATCATGTAGTATCCCATTACTTATTAAAATAATACCCAAACCAGTTTTTGATTGTCCGAAATTAACTATCAAACCCGTTGGGATATTGTAATGATTCATATAATTTTTAGTTTGAATAATTGCATCATTATTCAAAGTATTAATTGCTTTTAATTCAATAATAATGTTAGACAATTTGATATCGACTCGTCCATGTCCGATATTGTGTCCTTTATAAAATACCGGTGTAATTACTTCGGATTCGTAATTAATTCCACTCAAACGTAAAGCAACTTCAAATGCACGGTGATAAATAACTTCATTATAACCGGGACCCAGTGAACTATAAATATCACCTGCAATAAATACTAACTGGGAAATTGTTTGGTCCATCTTTTTATAAAGATTTACGTTTAAATGTTTAAATTACATTTTAAATTAAAATAAAAGTTTAAGTAAATGGTGTTGAATATTTATGACCTTTATATAACGCGTAGTAAACCCGAACTAGATTATTTTTATCGTTTGGTCCATTTTTTAAAGTACGTTGAACTTGGAAATACAACCGTCCAACTGGTCCATCTTGATTTTCGAAGCAATTCCGTTGTTCCCAATATTCGTTTTAACAATACAGAAATGATATCCCGTGTTTATACATTTACCAACGATAATCGTTCTGTTCGTGAAGCTGTTATTTACAATTTGAATGAGCTTATAAAATTGTATACTTATCGCCCAGGTACAAATGTATTTGTCTATACCGGACATTCAGATGGAATGTATCTTGTCAAGCGGAAAGTTCGACTTTTGCGAGTTGAAGATTTTTGTGAATTGGTAAGCCAAGTAAACAAAGGCCAAAAAGCAGACCTTATAGTATTTGATTGCTGTTTATGCGGAAATATCGGAACACTTTACGTTTGTTCGAGTTATACAAAGTACGTTCTAGCATCAACTAGTTACCAAAGTTTCCTGAGTATTCTCGAAACAAATAATACATACAAATGGCCTGGTGATATAAAAGTGTATACAAAAAACATAATCAAGGAAATAGGAAGTTTTGAAAAAATAGAAAAAGATGCATACGATTCGAATTATTCTCTGTATTCCATGAATGAATACCTTTTGCAATTAATTCAACTTGTACTGCGTTATAAAGAACAATTTAATTATTCAAAAAGTTACGTTATCGATTCGGCACAATATAAAGATATTGAATGTGCGTTTCAAGACCTTGGTATTGATGTAACGCCGTTGTTAAATAAAATTGTTGTTTTTAATAGATATCCAGATAAACCAAAATGTGTAAATCGCAAAATATCAAAAAAGAAAGACCAGTCTATACCATCCAAACTTATGATTGTATTAAAACGTCCAATCCGTACAGACCTCCATACAAAAGCTGACATTTTTCTTTTAAATAAAGTTAAAGTTCAAAAGTAAATGCCGAAAGTTATTGTTATGAATTTATCAAACTAAATTAAAAGGTTAATTAAACTGCTTAAAAGCGCACACAAGCCTAAATTTACAAAAGAAGCAAACGAACAGCTCCGTGAAGTCAAAAAAGAACTTCGAAAATTAAAAGTTAAAGTTAATTTTCAAAAAAAGTAAAAACTTTTTCTGAAAACCAATAAAGGTTTACGTCCCTGCTTGGAATCGAACCAAGATTGATCGGTTAACAGCCGACTATACTGACCATTATATTACAAGGACCTTTGTCACCTAAGTGACAATTAATACTATTAATAATTCTTTAAATAAGTTTTAATTTTCATTTGCATATTTCCAAATAAATCCACCTGCTGATTTATAGTTTTTATATTTACCACTACAGCATTTTGATATAGCTTGGTGCATAGCACCAGTTTTTCTTGATGCTTCAGATAAACTTTCATATGAATTAATTAATTCATTATCTAAATTGTAACAATTTACTTTTTTTCTTAATTTTTCAAGACCTTTTTGTAATCCTTGTATATTTCTTTTAATTAAAATACTATTTTTATATCTTTCTTTCATAATAATACTTTGTAATTTTTTACGTTCTTTTGTATAAGAACTACTTATTTTTCTTTTTTGTTCTTCTGACAAAATTTTACCAAAATTTGGACTTTTTTCTGCTCTAAAAATATGTTCTTCTGACCTTTTTTTACCAGTATTTGCAATTCTTCTTTTTTCAATAGATTCAGGGTGTTGTTTTCCATTTTTACCACCTAAACGCAAATTATATCCATATGGAACAAGTGTATTCATGTTTTTAATATAATATTCTTCATATTTATTACAATCTTCATCAAAACAAATACATATTATTTGAAATTTAAAATTTATAGGATTATATTTTTTAAGAGCGTTATAAAAATATGACCCAATTTGTTTTTTCGCTAAGTTACGATAATCATTCCATCTTTTATTAATATCCTTACGAATGGTTTGTCCTATGTACTGTTTTCCATCTAGTTTATTTGTTATAAGATAAATATAACCCATTTTACTTTTATAATACCTAACCCTTTAAATTACTTTTTCAAACAAACTAACCTAAGTCAGTTTGAAACCGTAAACGATTTTTTTACACCCAATAAAGGGTGGAATCTCTCGACCCTGATTCGAACAGGGGTTCTCGGATTGATGTGATAAATTTAATTACCATGATAATGAAATTAAACATTACAGTCCGATGTTCTTACCAACTAAACTATCAAGAGAATGCCCCGAGTGGGTCTCGAACCCACCGCCTCCGCGTTTTGCTCTTTGAAAGATTGACCTTTCACGGTATCTTCGACCGAAAATAAGCACGGCGCTCTAACCAGATGAGCTATCGGGGCAATTTAATTAATATCGAAATCTTTAAATAAGTTTTAAAAATTTTATTTAAAGTTTTAAAATATTAAAATAAAATGAAAAAATATCACCTTTTAGTTATCCAGCCGGACAACAGTTATGGATGTGCGTATATAGAAAAAAGGTGTTATATCAAAACATTCTTAAACATTTATCTCATTATTCATCAATTTTTACTAATTTTATTTTGTATTCATCCATTAATAACACTTCCAGTTATTTTATTTTACTACAAATGAATAAAACGGTTGTAGTTAAATTTACAAATGGTACAAAATATGGATTTCCCATTTCGGAAACTGGTTCTCATACCGTTAGTTTATTAAAAACCCAAATTGAAGATTTTTTAAAAATTAAAAAAGAAACAATGAGATTAATTTGTATGGGGTATACATTAGAAGACCATTACAATTTAATTAATGTACCCGATAAAACAGTTATTCATTTGATATTACAATTAGCAAAAATAGACGAAGAAGTTATTTAGTAAATAACTTTATTCCATAAATAACTGGTAATGGTCCATGTATTGAAATTGTTTGTTAACCATAAGGTTGATAAAATGATTTACACTTGTGAGGTCTCGGTACATATCATAATAGCTGCTTACAGCATGAATAAGATTTTGTGAATAATAACTAAGGATACGTTCAGTTTCGACGGTAAAGTTATCAAGAAAGTGTCTTTTAAATGCCATTTCATAGATATAAACAAAATCATAATCTGAATTTGTCATAAACCAACTGTAAAAAGATTCATTGTGGTTTGTAAAATTGTAATTTAACAGTTCAATTATTTCCTTTATAATTTGTTTGGTGATATCTGGAAGAAGCGTTTTAAATTTAGTTTCCATTTTTATTTTTAAAAGCAAAATTCTTTAAATTAAGTTAAAGAGGGTAAGAATATAGAAAATAAGTGTGAATACAATTCCACGTGTAATATAGGAACCCCATTTATTAAAAAGACTAGTTGAGGTATTGCATCCAGGAATAAGTAACAGGTATAAAAGAAATACTACAAAAAACTTATTCATTTGAATAAACTTTTATTTTTAAATTACCATTATTTCTTTTACAATTAAATTATAATTAGGTTCATTTGAATTATTAATCCATAATTTATCTAACTCAAGTAAACAAATGATTTCTAGGTCTTTTGTAAGGTGATAGTAATTGAAAAGTGAATCATTTTTATAAACTTTTACGAGTGGTTTTGAATATTTAAATGGTATTTTTACTATAAAGTTGTCTTCATTAAAAATAGTTTTTATTTGATTTTTTAAAGAATTACTAAAAAATGATTCAAGTTCTAATATCTTAGAACAAAAAAATTTACATGCTTCGGTTCCTTTTATTTTTAGATTAAGATATTCATGTTCGTTTTCTTTAATAAGAGACTCTATTATTAGTTTAGGAGTTTGAAATTCTAAAGAATTTTCATTGTATTTTAAATTAACAACTGTTCCATTGTTTAACGGTGTTTTATTAAAAGTTATTTGCTTAAAATCTAGTTCTTTTAATTTAAACTTCATTTGTTGATTTCAGTTTAATTAATTGTTTTTTTAAACGAAATAAAAATATTTATTTTATTTAAAAATGTCTTCTCAAATTTTTCAAAGTCCACGAATGCAGGGACTTCTCGGAACATACTCCAATTTCCGTGGTAAGCTTAACGTGGTTACTCTAATTACAGCACTTGTACTTGCATCAGTCGTTGTCAATACCCACAACCAATGCAAGCCAGGTGTTGGATACACTGAAGATGGATTTGTCACTTTATCTTATAGATTTGCCATTGCCATTATCGTAATTATCGGCCTGCTGTTTGGTATTGACATCTTTATATGGATTCAAAATAGCCGTTAAAACTTTAAAATGTAATTCTAATTAATATTAACTTAAATTACATTTTAAAAAAAAGATTTATTCCTTGGAACATCCATTCACCATAGATTCCATAATTTCGGATGCCGTTACGGTATCACTTGGTGCACAATCATCATTTACAAGACAACTGTTTTCAATTTCTGTAACATCGACGATACGGTCTTCTTGAGGTTCAAGTGGAGGTTGCCCTTGTTCCATTTCACGCTGTGACTCTTCGTCGATACGTCGCAGAGCTGCACGCTTTGCTTCATCGGCAGCCTGTTCCATCATCTCGCGCTTACGCTCCTCAAAGTGTTCCTTAGCGTAAATCTGATTCTTCTTGTATTCACTGATAATACTGTTGAGCGTGGTATCTTGGTAAGTTTGGTCTGCAATGTGTTCTGGGTCAGGTGGTACAAGACACCAGTTATACATATCGCAAATAAAGATATCAAATGTCGGGTCAAGACGAATAAGGCGCTTCACATGTTCGACTGCTTCTTCGCGATGATCGAAACATCCACGAATCTTCATACCGATGGCACTTGACTTCTGGTTGCTTGTTGGAGAAACAAATGACACACAGGCCCAGTTTTGTCCTGGTACCTTAATTGGGTCTGTTTCAAGATTGGCATCGATACTATCAGTTGCCTTATGCATTGCTTCGGTAACGGCACGTACCTTTGCAAGAGCTGGTTCGGGAAGCTCGTCCCATGGCTCGAGGCGCTTCTTCGGTTCGTCGGACATTTTTTAATAAAATTTTAATGGATATTTCTTTAAATTAAATTAAATTTTAGATACTTGGAATAAAAGATTCTTTCTAGATAGAAGGAATAAATTCCCATTTAAGGTCATTACAAATACCTTTCCATATCAAATCGTGTTCGTAAAGCCGTTCTCTGTTTTTAAGCAATGGAAAGTAATTCAAGAATTCATCCTTTCCCAGCAGTTGGCACATTTTGTAAAAGGTGTAATTGTAATTTAAAAAATTCTTTCTCAGAGGGCACACTACTTTTGAATACTTTTCAAATGGAACTTGTATTTCATCAAACATTATTTTGAGTTGTTGTTCCAGTTCGGGTGTAAGTTTGGGTGCTTTAAGTCCACAAAATTCATTAATTATAGTAGGTATGTGTTCGTAGTACTTATTGTACTTTAATTTCTTAAGATAACTCTGAACTAAGGAATTTGTAAACATTTTGGGGTCAGTGATATTGTACTTTTTAAATTCAATTGAAAGGTCACGAATAATATTAGGTGGTATAGTTGTATTTTCTTTTGCTTGGAGCTGATTCAAACATTCTTGGAAATGGTTTTTACGGTCATAATTAAAAACAATGACTTGTTCGACATTTTCAGTAAAAACAGTAAATGCATCGTCATTTATTAAAGTTTCCTTTGTCAAACCACAAGAAGTACAAACATCCGAACTTGTACGGTAGTCAAACATAAAATCATCCGAACTGCAATTTTTACATTTTATTTTATCGGTATTATTCAAAGCTATTTCTTTAAGTTCTGGATTAAATTTTCGAATATAATTATTGTATGTTTCTAATTTAGAATTATTTACAGTTGAATTGCAAAATGAATCCATTTGTCCTTTGTTTTTCTGTTCTTCAAATTGCTGTTCTTCGCTATTATTGTTTATTGTAACGAAAAAATCCAGGAGGTAATTATTTAAATCGTTATCGTCAGTTATACCACTTATTTTTTCTTCTAAAAAAGTTATCTGTAAGTATATTTTATTTCTCTCATCGCTATCTTTTGGAACCTGCTTTTTTAATTTTTTTAATTGGTGGAGATATTCTGGTAATTTTTTCTTTTCTGTTTCAAAGTAATCGAGCTTTTTCTCATGGAGGTCAAATATATTAGTACGGGTATCGGAAACCGCATCTTTTTTTGCTAATTTAAAAGTAGCCATTACTTTTTTAAAACTTTTAATTTTAAGTTAATTTTAATTTAAAAATAAAATAACCATTTTAATTAAAAGCATTTATGGATTATTACAAGAACGTTAGTAATTATTTAAGTAATCCCACTCCAAATGTTCCACAGGGGCTAAATTATGGTACTGTTAATACTTTTAATGCAATTAACATTCCATATGGAGGAAATCTTTTACCATCAAATGTTATAAATAGAAATACACCTACAGTTGGAACATTTGGACCAAATTACGTAGGAGGACAAACCGTTCAACCTCTTTCCATCAAAGGACCTCAAAATACACAAGTTGTAAAACAAATGAACGATTATTTCTTTTCACAACAAAATCCATCAGGTGTTCCACAAGCATATTCATGGTCCGATGACTACGCAAATGTTGATTTACAAACTGCACGCCCTGGTGGATACAACGTCACACAAAACCAACTTATTACTACAAATCCAGCTGTTACAAACACGGAACCAAATCCAGTTAAACTTGCCGAACCTACACCAAAACAGGTTCTTAATTATTATGTTATAAAAGCTGCCGAATCACTTCACCATAAACCCAATCCCCTTATGATGGTTTTCTTTTCTGATGACAATATAAATCATCTTCGAAACATAGCCGTACAGAAAATCCAACAAATTACAGCCGATTCGGGAGTTGCAGGTGATAAAAACGGAGTTACCATTCAACCTCCCAATATGGATGACTTTTTTTACTACATGATAAATGTATTTCAGACATACAATATCACAAATGGAAGCATTTGTTTTGTAAACCTCAAAAAGAATTCCGATTTAAAATCTGATATAGCAAAATTGAATACAAACGTACTCCAGGAATACGTGTCAAAAATGGTATCACAGATTAATATGTATATCTATTATTACAAGGACGCTTCACAGCTTCCAGAACAACTCAGTCTCCCAACATACAGCTCCATGAAGGGAAGCCGGTCACTCGAGTACAATACTGGATTCCAGTCAGGAAATAGTATTGGTGTTGCAAGCTACAACGAAGTTGGAAATATTATTTAAACATTTTCAAAATAATTTCCTGCCATCATTGGCTCACTGTTAAATAAATTGTCACGGTATTTCATAATAACAAAAACAACCATACTTACAGCAAAAGCTGGTAATATGTTTCGTATAAATATATTACTTGTTTTATTTTTTTCCTTGTTTCCTGAAATAAGATACATGGATAAACTTACAATTAAAAAAGCAATAATGGGGGCTACGTAAACAAACATTTCTTGTACCATTTATTAATTTTTTAAATTTAAGAAAAAAACGAGAATTTGTTTTCTTGGGGTGCTTGGTAATTCTGTTGTTGGGGAACTTGAGGTGGTGCTTGGTAATTCTGTTGTTGTGGTGGTACTGGATAACTCTGTTGTTGGGGAACTTGTGGTGGTGGTGGTGGTGGTGGTGGATAACTTGGTGAAGTATTACTCATGAACTGGTGTTCTACAGGTGGTATAAAAGAATTTTGTTTTGGTGGTTCATGGAAAACTTCTGAATCTGTATCGGAATCGGAATCACTATCATTTTCATTTTGAAACATAAAAGGTTCTTTTGTTTCGAGTTCTCCTCCAAAGACAGCACCACCCTTCTCATTTAAACTAAATGATTTTACCTTAGATGCATCAAGTTCCGGCTCGTCTGGTTCAGAGTCTTCATCTGAGGGGAGATTATCATTTCCAATACTTTCTTCGTCTGAATCGGAAACAGATTCTTCACCACTTTCAGATTCTGAATCGGAATGGTCTGCTGTTCCATTGAGTGCATCGGCAAGATATTTCTGAAGGATATCATCAAATGGAAGGTGGTACCGAATAGTTTCATCAACTGCGTAACTTATTATTTGTTTTACGTTATTTCGGTTTTCCTGGATTTTTCCAAATTTATTTCCATGTTTGTGGTAAAATAAAAAGGGGTCGTAGAATATTCTTTCGGCTGCAGCAATATAAATTCCATGTAAAAAGATATCGCTTGTTGGGATTTTTACCCGGATATCGTCCTTGCTTCCCTTTAAACGAACACTTGCTAGAATTTTTACATTCGTTACAAAAATAGCCGTTACAATATCCATGATGTACGGGCATTTCTTTTTAATGCGTTTGGATTCTTCCTGGAGAATTGTTTGATTCCACTGTGGAATTTGTTTGAGGAGTTCTTGAAATTTATAAATTGTATTTTTGTTGTTGGAAATATTAATAGCATCGTTATAAATACTGTTAAAACCTTGAATTAAAAGAGGAAGAATGATACATTTTAATTGACTGATATATTCATCACGTGCAGCTACAAGAACGGAAATATTCAGATTTTTACCCATAATCTTTTACTTTTAATTTAAATTTAAAATTATTACGAATTAAAATAACAACCTAAGATAAATGAGTCTTTCAGATTTAGATTCTCATGGATATTACAATAAAACTATCCATAAATGTGTGTTAAAATTGCACCTTCCGTTACCTTTAATAAACGAAACATATAAAAATTTATATAACAAAAATGAAGTATCTGGTGTTTTTTATGTTGATAATGATGATAACGTGATGTACGTTGATAAAAATGAAGGTGATACAGGAAGCGTATATACCCCAAACAACGTTATTAATTACCATACACATCCGATAAATGCATATCGTGAAGGAAAAACAAGTTATGGATGGCCCAGTGGAGAAGATTTTAGAGAATCTTTAAAATTTGCATTGGCTGGTAATAAAGCACACCTCGTTTTTACAGTTGAAGGACTTTATACCATTCAAGTTAGCCCATGTAAAATTAAAAAAATAAAAGAACTTCTTAATGATACAGAACGAGGTATTCTTGTTTTTTTTATTGAAGAATATTTCAAATCAACCCACGACCTTCGATGCGTTGATGAACTTAATAATTTACTGGATGGAAAAACTTACATTAATCCATATTCTTTTATTGACTATGCAAATCATTTTGATATTCCAAATATACTTAGCTCAAAAAAGATTGTTTATAAAAAACCAAAAAACTCAGTTATTTCCAAAGCAGGACACACTGGAATTAATAGTGAGAAAAATATAAATAAGTATACAAAACTCAATGGTTCAACTGAATTTAGTCGAATTCCCAATATGGGATTTGTATCTGTAACAGACGACCATTTTACAACATCACCAGCAACTACATTTTTAACTCACGGTGACCTCGAAAATCTTCGTAAAATATCTCACGTTGGTGAAGAAAGTGACCCCGACGAAGTTACTCTCCATAAACTTCTCTCGACATTAAAAACAATTGCTAAAAAATTAAATATCGTTCCGTGCAATATAGAATGGAACAGCAACCCCAATGCATGGTTTTTTGTTAATTTTTTTCCAACTGAACGGTATATAAATCAAGCCCATCTTAAATCGGGTCAATACATAATGCCAAATGTTTCAGATAAACAAATTTATCTGACTCATGAACCATTTATTCGTATATTTTCAAATACTAAAACTGGATGCAAGGTAAATAATATTGCCAAAACGCACAAATTTAAAAGCGCTGCCTTTAACATGGGTAAATTTTTCAAACATGGAAAGTTTTCCAAAAGAAAATTTACATTTGGAAAAGGAAAATCAAATTCCGTTCATTCCGATATACTTTACCTTTTAACACTTTAACTAAGGTACCCAGAAGTTGGCATTCCCAAAGTTGTGTATGTATTGTTGGGATAACTCTGAGAAATATTATTAAGATACTGGTCGAATACTGATTTGTCTCCTCCATAAGTCAACATGGGTGTTGGCTCTTTTCCAGAATCTTCTGGAGTATATACAATACCCGGTAAGGTATTAACACCATTCGACCATTCAAGTCGTTGATTGTGAATACCTTGTTCTAATCCTAGAATATAAGCGTTGGTACTTGTTTTAGAAGTATCATTACTCCATACATCGCTATACCCACCTCCATAAAATCTGTCAGGTGGAAGGTCTTTCATGTTGGCATAAGCAAAATCGGTTGGTTTGTCGTTTCCATAAAGTGCAGGTATAGTTCCTTTGTTATCAGGGTCCCAAATGACATTCAGTGGATTTGTAAGAAGGGGTGCAATTTGGTAACTTGCAGTGTATCGATTTTCTATACCTTCAACTTCTTTACCAAGAAGCTGAGAATAATCATGGATACTGCCTCCGTCTGTCTCCACATTGTAATTAAATTTAAGCCCACTTGTTGTTGGTTGGGCGATAAGACGGTATTGCTGATAACGAGAACCATCTGGAAGAGCATTTGTAAGTGTACCAGCGCCATCAACATTAAAATCTGGAACTGGTTGGGTATTCTTACCAAGACGGGCATCTGGGTTTTGAATTGCTTGGCCGTTAATTGGAGTTGGTCCGGGAGTTGCAAAGTAAGAATATTCTGTTGCCGTTCGGAGACCAAAGTTGGACGAACCACCAACACGTACCTCTTTTCCTCCAATCTTAGCATACTGTGGAATAAACTGAGTATACGTTGCTTGTGCCTTTGTGACAGGTGCAACCGTTCCATTGTAAGTATAAAGGGTTGTTTCTTTCATTGTTGGACGAACGGGGTCTTGGAGACGATTTTGGAATGTTTTTTGTCCGCTTATATTTACCTGGGTGTTAGCAGTTGCCGAAAGTTCTCCACGGTCAGTTTCAATAGCATAAATACCAGCACGATTTTGTTCGGCTTTGGGGAATACTCCATAAACATTTCCTTCTGGTTGGGGATTAAGATTAAGGTCGCTTTTTGATTTCAGACTGTAATTGAATGAACCGTTCCATTTTTCAAATTCAGTACTTTGTGCTTTTGCGCTAACAAGACCCATCGGCCCAGTTCCTGGAGCAGCTGCATCAAAATAAGGACAATTGGTTGGTACATTATTTGAATTGAGGTAGTACCCTGGAGAAACTTCAGAAAGAGAAGCCATCTTTAAAATAATCTTTATTTTTTTTATCGTAAAAATTCGTAAATAAAAAATAACGACTTTTAAAAAGACCCTCATGGGAAGTGAAATACCTCTTAACTCAAACTTTCTTGGTCTTAGTTGTCAGTTAGGAGGTCTCACACTTAATGGAACTGTTTCAAATGGAACAGCTCAATCACTTAACGTTGTTACAATAAATGACACTGCTGTAAAACAAACATTATCTAAATCAATTACTGGTAAATTTTTACAAGTACAAATTGGACCAGTTGGTTCTGCAAACAGCGTTTATTATTTACCACTTTATCAATAATAAATTGTGAAAAATAAATATATAATTTATTTAAAGCTGCGTTTAATGAAATTTGGTGTTTTTACTCGAAAAGAACGTGCATTTTTAAATGCAGACGTTCAAGAACGTGGAAGTTTACTCCATGAACCCGGTGATGAACCAAGTACCACTGAAACACAAACATCAAAAACAATTAAAAAAATAATTCAAAGCGCGTTAAATAAATTATATAAAATAGATGACCCTATTTATATATGGTCTGTTATTACAACAGCTTCAAATGGACGAGCTGTATTAATTATTAAGGAAGATACAGGTTATTTAATAGGGATGTACGATGAAACCACAAAAGAAGAAAAAATTGTACCGATAAAATTTGAAAATATTGATAGTACTTATATAGAACTTGTTAAACTATTGGATGATGTTAAATATATAAATTTAGTAGGTGGAGACAATGATAGAAATGTACGAACTATTTTAAAATTATATGAAGAAAAAGGAACACCAAGTAAAGTGTATTTTGGTAAACAAAACCAATTAGCTAAACTCAATTCAGATATAAAGTATCTTAGTTAAATTAAATTTATTTCAGAAGACCACATTTGTTTAATACTTGTCGATTTGAGCGTTTCAAGTTCACTTTTCATTGTTCGCATTTTTGTTTCAAGGTCTTTTATTTTTTCTTCAGTAAGAACATGGATTTTCATTTCCAAAAGATAATCCCATGTATCGTTTACTTTTAACAACGGTGGCTCAACGGCCAAGAGTTGTTTAACAATAAAATCTTTTTTCTTGTTAAATAAAATTATCTTTTCTTCAATAACCAATTTAATAAACCGAATCTTTGCTTCCAATAACTTATAATCCGTACTCAATTTATCAATAAGATACTTCTTGCGCTTTATAAAATGATTCCTACGCACCCGATAAAACCGGTCAATTATTTCTTCGGGGCTGTGTACTTTGCGGATAGTACATTTCTCATCAAACACATGCATATTCGTCGTATTTATAAAAGTTGTAAGCTTGAGTTTCTTCACAATTTCATTCTTTGTTTCAAGCTCATCCAGAACCGTCTTCTGGAACATTACCTTGAAAAATACTTTGCGATCATCGCTTCCATTGCGATAATCCAAAATTTCATTCGATTCAACCAAAGACTCCAAGAATTCTTTGTAATTCTGCGTCCATTTACCAATTGGAAGCTCCGATATTTCAATACTATTGAGTACTCGCTTCCAAACACCCGTTGTAATATACCGACCTGTTTCTTCCAAAACAATCGTACCTGTAAAACCACGATACCAAGGTATCATTGGAACAAGCTCAGCTTCCCCATCGCTTTCAATAAGTTTTTTCAAATTTGCAATAATGTCCGTCGGGTTATAGCACGGAATGTTTGTGCTGTATCCCGTACCAATCCCCTCAGAACCATTTACCAAAATCATAGGAATAATCGGAATATAATACTTCGGCTCAATTTTCATTCCATCGTCATCCAGATAGTCCAATAAAATATTGTCGTGCTCGTTAAAAAGTGTTTTTGCAACTCCCTGAAGATGAGTAAAAATATACCTAGGCGATGCAGAGTCCTTTCCACCTGTAATACGCGTACCAAACTGACCCGATGGAACCAACAGATTCATATTGTTACTTCCTACATAATCCTGCGCCATATTGATAATAGTTCCTTGCAGGCTCACTTCTCCATGATGATAGCTCGTATGCTCGGAAATATACCCACTGAGCTGAGCTACCTTCATATCGCTGTAAAGTCCTTTCTTCAAGCACGCATACAGTACCTTGCGTTGAGAAGGCTTGAAACCGTCCATCATATTGGGAATTGAACGTTCAAGGTCGGCTATGCTGAAATTAATAAGTTCTTGGTTAACAAACTGAGAAATACTTTGCTTCAAAACGGTGTGGTCCATGTTGTAATTTTTACCTGTCGATTCCTTTATCCATTCCTTGCGCTGGTCCTCGAAACCCTTCTTAAAGGCTTTTACAAGGTCATCGTCAGAAGTATCGGTATAATTATAAACAACAGTTTGCTTTGCAAGGTTGGTAAAGTATTCCTTTGCTTCCTTGGCCGTCGATGTACCCAACCCCTTGTAATACTTAATTTGCCAACCAACTGTGTTTATGGATTCCTTCCAGGTGTTAAAATCTGTCTGGTTGTAAAATGCTTTTACCGTAGGACCCTTAGTAACCTTGACAATCGGAGTAACAATCGAAGAAATAAAAGTATCAATTTTCAACAAACTCGGCCAAAAACTATGGACCCAGTTGATGATAAGCCCCTTGATGTGCGAACCGTCGTTATCGGCATCTGTAAAGATGATGATACCGCCATACCGAAGCGATTTAAGGTCGTTGTATTCCTTGCCTTGCTGCAAACCCATAATTTTCTTCAAACAATTAATTTCCTCATTCTTCAAAAGTTGCGCCGCCGTTGCATCGCGAACGTTCAGAAGCTTACCGCGAAGAGGAAAGACTCCATAATAATCACGACCAACCACCGAAAGACCAGCTATAGCCGATGCTTTGGCGCTGTCTCCCTCTGTGAGGATGAGTTTGCACTTGTATCCTTCAGAACCACCTGCTTTGTTCGCATCGTCCAACTTGGGAATACCGGTTAAACGAATTTTCTTGGTTCCATCGGTTTTCGATAAGCTCTTGTTCTCCTTGGCTTTGGCGATATCGACGACATTTGCAGTAATACCCAATTTTTCAATTTTCTTAATAATTTCATCGCTAAGCTCGCACTTGCTTCCAAACTTATTAATCTTCGTTACATGGTTCTCCTTGGTCTGACTGGAAAATACAGGATTTTCAATCAAACAATTAACAAAAATTAGCAGGTTGTCCTTGATATACGTCGGACGAATATTGATGTCCTTGTGCTTCTTCTCGAGCTGTTCCTTGAGTTTATAAATAATCTGGTTGGTAATCATATCAACGTGTGTACCACCTTCGGAAGTACTGATACCATTCACAAAGGAAACCTGGGTAAACTTATCGTAGGGATTCAGACAAACAGCAAACTCCCAACGGTCATTCATCTTTTCATACACAAACGTCTCGCGCTCCTTCAAAAACATTTTGATGTAGTCTTGGAACGTCTTAACTGGAATACGGTCACCATTAAAATAAACACAAACACGCTTATCGGTAATAGCAGAGCCTTCGTACACACGAGTCTTAAGTAAATCACTAAGGTCTTGGTCCATCACACAATTGAATCGAGTGTAATCGGGAATAAAAGAAATACGAGTATAAGGTTTTTTCTTGGAAGCAGTAATCTTGGGCTTTCCTACAACGGACATATTGTTTTCCCATGTTTGAATAAAGTTAAATTTACCATCACAAATATCAACAACAAACTTAGTAGAAAAAGCATTCGTCAACTTTGCGCCATATCCATTGAGTCCACCAACGGTACGAGCTTCGGTATCATCGTAATTCGAAGAGGTATGGAACTCACCAAAGATAATTTCGGGAACGTACTTACCGAGTTCCTTATGAATTTCAACGGGGATAGCTGAATCGTTAAAGATGCTTATTTCGCCATCGGCAATAGTAACTTCAATTTTTTTCATAGTAAGGTCAAGCTGCGAATGGTCCGTCGCATTGGTAAAGTTTTCGTCAAAAATCTTGTAAAGACCGGGACTAAACGTAAGCTGTTTACGGGTTATTTTATCTGAAAGCACCCAGCGCTCAGTGGTGATGCGCTCGATGTCTCCAATATACATACCGGGACGGTGTAAAACATGTTCGAGTTGGCTTTTCTTTTGATAGGTTTGTTCGATTGTCTTTTTGGGTGGCATTTTTACCTTTTTTTGTTTTCCTTGGTTATATAATGCACCCCCCTTTAAGCAATTTTTTTATTAAAAATTATTTTTGATTCATAAATTTAATTATGGCATCTGCTGTACGTGAATCTCTGAACTCAGTTCCATCGGCCTTCATAATAGTAGGAAATCCTTTTACATTATATTGGTCTGCGATCTCTTTGTTTTCATCAACATCAATTAGAACTACTTTTCCTTGTCCCCGAGCAACTGCGTCTTTAAATTGAGACATACTGTTTTTGCAATGTCCGCACCAACTTGCATAAAAAATAAGTACTGAATCATCTGCTATACCCGGTTTAACACTTGTAATTTCGCTAGCAGCCGCAAAACCGCTTACGTTAGAGGAGCATGTTAAAACTATAAAAAGCCCAAGTATAAAAATAATTGCAATTAAAATGTATGTAAGTTTTTTTCCTTGTAATTTAAACATTTAAAGTTACTTTTATTTTTTTTACAAATTTTATTTTACTTAAAAAATCAAACGTTTAAGTATTAAAAAATAAACCATGACGCGCACTAAATATGAGGATGCTGTTTATGAAAAGGTTGAGTTTTCCGGGAAAATTTTTATGTATTCTTCAAGTTCATGGAATGTTTTATTTCCAATAGTTGATATTATCCGATTGTTAAAGAAAAATACAATTATCGCCCATACATATGGGAAAGGACAACAAATCATACGTCTTTACGGATGTCAATATAATCACTGTGTTTTAACATATGACCTTAAAACAAAAAAAGATTATCTTGAAAATTTAAAAACAGTAAAAGACATATTTATATTTAGCGATGAAACAGATATTACCGCAACAAATTTAATGAATGCGGCAAAGAAAAATAAAATCAATGTGATTTGTTATTCTAATTTAGATACCATTTATCACTTTTACAATTACCGAGAAACCGGTGAAAAAGTTTCTTTCAAGGCTCCTGTCGAAGTTATTGAAAAGATGTATTACCTTCGTGAACTTGAAGATGCTCGTAAGTATGCGGACCTTTTCGATGATTTTGAACTTATAGACCCACCCAACGAAACTAAAAAATCAACGTTGGATGAATGTACCGAAAAGATGAAAAAAATCCAAGTTTCCGAACATAAAAATAAAACACATACAAAATTATTTGACCCCCATCTTACTAAATTAAAGCAAATAGAAAGAGAACGTTCCCAAAAAAATACTATTTTTCCTGATAGTGTTGAAAATTTGATTAAAAAGGACCACGATAAGCATAAAGCAATTCTTGCTCGTTTATTTAAAAAATAAAATTAAAAACCAGGAAGTGCAATATGATTTTTAAACATTATATTTTTACTATTGATGTACCCGTTCATATAAATGTTAAAGATATCGTCTCTTGATTGATTTAAATTAACCGATTCGTGATTAAACGAATCATCTAAAATGCTATAAACATTATCTGTACCAGATTTTTGTTTACTCGATTTATTTGAAATAGTAACCATACAATTTAAAAGGTCAACGAGTTTCATGGAACTATTATTATTTTCAGGATAAAAGGCTACGTCGAATGCAATGCTTTCTATTTCATCAACAAGGTCTATAGGACAATTGTTACATATTCCTCCATCATAGTAGTATTTTCCATTTATAAGATATGGAGGTAATACAATTGGTAAACTGCAACTTGCTCGTATAGCATCAATAACTTTTATATCAGGAGTAAGTTCATAATTAAAGTATTCAAGTTGTGAATCAGTTATATTTAATGCACTTGTGGTAAATTTAATTTTTGAAAATTTCCAAAGTTGTTTAAATGTGACATCAGGGTCTATATAGTAGTTCATAATTTCTCTAATAATTTCAGTAAATTTTAGACCTGCAAGTAAAGATTGTTGTATAAAAATGTTGTCGATATCAATATCAAACAGTTCTTTAAAATTGAGTCCCATAAAAAAGTCTAATAAAAATTGCCATTTTATATCGAGTATATAAAATAATCCAAATACAGCTCCAGCCGATACACCAATAATTTGTTCTACGTTATTAAATAAATATTTGTATTCATTAATTGCCTGCAATGACCCTATATAAGCCCATGCTTTAAATCCTCCTCCCGAAAAAACAATATTTTTAATCATATCACTTTACATGTTACCATTAAAAATATTTAAATAAAATATCTTTTACGCCGTTTAACCAAGTTTATTTAACATTGTCTGCTTAAAGGTTTCCATAATAACAGTTGGTTTTACAGGAACGTATTTACTTGCAACATTGGTAAAGAACCAATATTCAATACCGCCAACACAAGCAAAAATAATAAGTAGTTCAATTGACAGATGTTTCATAAATCCGCAATATTTTGCTGAATACCTTGACATGATATAAATTACAACTGCTAAAAGTATAAAAAATCCTATAACGATAAATATTTCCTCTTGTATTCTTTTATTTGTTTCAGCACGAAGAGAATGTGCGTTTACATTATAATCATTTATGTATTTATCGAGCATCACTTTAAGATTGTCTACATCAATATCAGTTGTAGTATTAACAAATTCTGTTAAATCTTTTAGTAAAATTAACTGTAATGGATTTGATTTATCTAACTTAAGATATTTTATCAATAGATTTTTAAGTTCATCAGCGTTCGCCCGATTTTTTATTATTTCTTTTATGGCATCTGGGTCTATTATTTTATCAATAATATTTATAAATTCACCATTAATGCTTGCAGTTTCTAATTTTGCAATAAGAAAATAAAACAGCCCGGCTAATATGCTAAATAGAATAAGAATATGGAGAACGACGTTATCAAATAAAATAAAATTATGAGGTGTCTTTACACAAGTATCCATAAAGTACTTTTAATTTAACTTTTATTTTATTTTTTACGGTAAAGATTTTTTAATGTTGTTTAAAAGGTGCGCTTTTAGTAAATGAGGGTCTATTGAAATATATTTACTTCCTAGATAAGTAAGGAAAATAAATTCAGTTATTCCAACGGCTATAATTATTACCAGGGATTCTTTGAAAATTTTTGATAAATTGAAGTTTCTAAAATAATTTACACCCTTTTTGGAAAGTATAAAACTAATAATAACTATACCTATAACAACAGCAGAAGCTATTGCAAGTGTTTTATAGCTCATTGATTCAATAGCACTGTTAGAATTTTCAATTTGAATTCCTATTTTTTCATTTTCTAGAGTATTTACTTCTAAATTGTTTAGTTGATTCTTAAACATAGCCTTTACATTCTCAGGTAAACTACCTAAATGAATACCTGAAAGGTCATTGAGTAAAAAATTTACTTGATTTTGAACGACTTCTCCTTCAACATTTTTAGCATATGTAAAGAAAAAGATAGTTAGGAATATAAAGATACAAAGTACCTGAATGAGTATATTTATCACAAAATTTATACTCACCATTAAAAGGTTCTTATAACTTACTTTTATTTTTTTACAAAAATAAATTCACCTTAAATATTCTCGTTTAGCTTAATAAAAAATGGATTACTTTGATTCGAGGTACCTGACTTTGATAGGCCACGTTCAATCTGGTAAAACAAATGAAGAGATAAATTACTGTTATACATCGGTTAATAACTACAATGTTCCTGTTGTATTTATTGTTCGAAATATAACTGCAGACCAACTCCAACTCAGAAGCCGTTTTGACACAACTGCATTTGGGTTAAATGTAAAATTGTTAAAGAATTTTACAGTTGAAACTGCAGTTACATTTATGGAATCCTTGGGAATAATTATTCTACTTTGCAATGAGACCCAACTCGGCAAAATGAAAAAAATTATTTCCAAATTTGATAAACCATATAACGTTTGTATCGATGAAGTTGATTTCTCCATAAAATCAAAAGATTCCGTTACACAAATTGACAATCTGCTTAGTTTTATTAAAAAGAAAGCAAATCACATTCTCGGAGCAACCGCTACGCCTTTTGCGCTCTTTTCCGGTGACACTTCGCTTTCTAAAATTAAAAAAATCAAACCCAATCGAGGATATCATGGTATTGATTCCCTTGATGTAAAGTTTGTTGATAGCTGTATAATTCGTTCTGAGGATGATTTTCCTCTTTGCGATATGGGAGCCATGGATACTATTTATGAAGCTTTCCTTGAAAAACCTCGTGGAATGATTCTCCATACCGTTGTAAAGGAACGTGAAAATCATTATCGTATTCAGAGGTATCTCGTAGGTGTTTATCCCCAAATGACCGTTCTTACATACAATGGAGACGGCATCCGCGTTGTTTGCAAAGAACGAAGTGATAAACCTTTTGCTGACCCTAAAGATGTTAACAATTACGGCCAGCTTATTAATAAATACCACGTAAACAATGAAGGTGTTTACGTGGTTCATTATTTTCAAAATTATAGTATTTCAGAAGTACTTCAAATTCTAGCAGATGACCCAGAACACGACCATACACACATTAGTATTGTAGCTGGGTATCTTGCTTCTCGTGGTATTAGTTTTGTAAGTTCGGATTATTCTCTTCATCTTACGGATCAGTATCTTTATGCTGCAAAGTCGGCCCATGGAGAAAACCTTTTACAATCGCTTCGTATTTTGGGTTGTTACAATGATAATTTGCCATTGACGTTGTGGTGTTCGGAAAAAACATGGAGCTGTATTCTTAATCACAACAAGATTATAAATAATCTGGTTCGTGGAGTAAACAATTCCATGAACTGGATGACAAAGATTAAAGAAGTTCATATAAACAAACCAATGAGTGCATTGACTCGACCTAGGCTTTGTAATTATTCAGTCAAACCTGAAAAGAAAGCTTTTAAATTGGAAATATACAGAGCTCCCCAATCGGATGACCCTGAAAGCGAATAAATATCTTTTTTAATTAAATTAAAATGATTTTTAATTTTAAATGATTGAATTCATTATAATAATAATTTTAATTGTTTTTTGTTTTATGTCAAGACGTAAAAATGTATATCAAGTTGCATATGACCTTGGTATAAACTTTTTAAATAACATACCACTTGAAGATAATTATGCAGTTATGTTTGATATCGATGATACACTTCTTTTTTCAGAAACCGGAAAACCCATAAAACCAATAATAAAATTATTAAAGGAATGCAATAAACTTGGAATACAGGTATTGATAATAACAGCACGAGATAGCCGATTTAAATCAGAAACTATAAATGAACTTATGGAACTTGGAATATATCCATCAAATACAGAAATTTCATCAAGAAATGCAGGTTTTTATGATTTTATTTATTTGCGACAAAATCCTAAGGATAACAACGATTACTTTAAGTCCAAAGTAAAGGAAAAACTTTTCAAAAACGGGATTTATACTATTATGTCTGTAGGAGATAATGACGTCGATGTTTTGGGTGATTATTCTGGGTATTGTATTAAATTACCAAATATTCGTATAGATGATTCTCGATATGACCCTAGACTTTTCCATAAAGACTCAAGTGGTCGTATGGTTAACGTTAAAATTTAAAAAATAAAATAACAATTCCTTTTAAAATGTTACCGATTTTTCAAATTTGTAATTTAGTTTACCAACTTATAGTGAACCAGATTATTTTAATGCATTATTTTTATCGTTACGTCTACTACAAAAAGTTACAATTAAATGACTTTAAAACAACCTTCGAGGTTTTACAATAGGATTTTCCTCTTTAAATACAATACGTGGTTTATTAAATTCCATTTGTTCCATAAGCGTATGGTACATATCCGTTATAAATTCTAATCGTTCTGCTGCAACCGGGGAATCATGTTCGATTTCATAACTAAAAAACTTTATTTCCTCAAACAAAACCATTAATTGGGTAATTGTAAATGGTTTAAATGTATAAAGTAATTTTTCAACACATTTTTTCATATCGATGTCTCGAAACATTTTCAAAACATTTGCTATTGTTTTATATGTATAAATAGGAGCAACATTATGTCCGTAATCTATTGTTTTACCCATGTCTTCTATTCGGTACATATAAGAATGTAACCGTTGTATTAATGAATAAAAACAAGCAAGTACAATAGCATCTAACATATCGTCATTGTATTCTTCTGGATTGTTGTTTTCAAGGTCAGTGGTTGAAAATATAACACGGTTTCCGTTGTATTTAACACCTCCTTCGTTTATAATGTAATCGACATAGCGCGGTAAATCTATTTTACACATAGGGTGATAGGGTCCTTCATAGTTATTTGAATAAATAGTATGTACTTTTCCAGGTGTGTAGACAAGTGCATTTTTAGAAGCGTAATAATAAATATGTACGGGTACTCCACAAAGAGTATGAGTAATTTCAGTATCTATGGCTGGTTCTGGCTGTGAATACTTCTTATGTTTTGAACCAAATGAAAAATAACTTTGGTTTTGAAGAAATGCAATGTCGCTAATTACTTGTTTTAGACGGTTTAATAATCCCATTTGTATTACGTTATTATTTTTTTATTTAAATAAAAAGAAAAACAAATGAACGTCCAGGAAGTTTTGCAAATTGGAAAAGAACGCAAGCAGCGTACAAAAGAATCCGTTAAAAAAATTGTTGAAAACATTCATAAAAAAATCAAATATTACGCTGGACTTCGAAAAGAACAATGCGTATACATTGTTCCTCCGATAGTCAATGACCTTCCTGTCTATGATTTCGATAATGTCATAAAAGATATTTTTAAAATACTCGACGAGGAAGGCTATATCGTTAGTGCTTATTCGAACGGTCAAATACAGATTTGTTGGAATGAAAAATTGGTCGAACAAAAGGTCAAAACCGATGCATTTATAATTTCTCAGGAAGAGCGCAAGCTTAAAAACATTACGCGCAAAGCCAAAAAGGTTGATGACCGCTTTTCATTTTTGGCAAATCCCAAGAAAACGACAACGGAATTAACAATCGAGGACAAACTGGACGAACAGGTCGAAAAGATTCTTCGTGAAAAGGACAAAAAGCAGAAACAAATGAAACAAATTGTTGGAAATTTTAGCAAATAAATTTGATTTAAAGTAAAATATATTTTAACGTTAAAGTCATTATGAAGATTCTATCATTTGATGTGGGTATTGTTAACTTGGCCTATTGTATTATTGAAAAAAACGGTAACGAAGAATTTCCAAAGATTCTTCACTGGGAAATCATCGAACTCACCAAAAAAGGAAATACTTTTAGCGCCCATATTGCCACTTCCGGTATTGCCGAACTGTACCTTACTCTGATAAACCAATTGGATCAACGTAAACACCTTTGTGATGTAGATATAGTTCTTATAGAAAAGCAACCATCATTTAATCCTAAGATGCGTATTATTGCAGGGTGTCTGCAGACCTATTTTTACATTCGTGGAGTTGTTGACAAGCCAGTCGATAAAATCCGTTCAGTTGAGTTTTTCAGTCCCAAACACAAACTCAAGTGTTACGATGGACCGGAATTGGATATCAGTTCAAAGAATGGAAAGATAGTTAAGGGAAAATACGCCCAAACGAAAAAGATGGGAGTCGCCATAGCCCGAACCAAATTGGAAGAATATTCCGAATCATCGCAAATGACATTTTTTGAAAATCACAAAAAGAAAGATGACCTTTCCGATTGTTATCTTCAAGCGCTAACGTATCTTATGTTTAAATCTGCTCCATCGCGAGGTTCCAAACAAAGTGTTAAGCCACCAAAAGAAACGAAAGCGAGTATAAAAAAGAAACTGAAAGAATACCTTGATTCCCAAGTAAAAAATTGTTCGGTAATGGAAATTATGAATAAACAATATAGAAGTATCGATGAATTAGAATTTCCTATGGAAATTGGCGAATCCATGGAAACGTTATTGCCAAAATTAAATTTGAAGAAATATCTGAATTACCATTATGTTACAATTAATTGAAGTTGGTCTTTGCAATTAACCAAAGTCGTATAAAACACACCACGAAGTGAAATCGGTGCATTTCGTTGTTCGTTTTCAATACAAACCAGAAGAGTATCCATACTTACCCACCGGATTGTATTTTTTTCAATAAGTTTATTCATTTCCTGTTTGTCAAACTGGTATCGTAGAAATTGGGATGTTTTATTGAATGTTTCAGAATAATTTAAATTATCAATAAAAACAAGGTACATGTAGTATGGACTTCCATTAAGAGTTTTTGAAATAATTTTTGTAGGTGAGCTTCCCAGTTTATTGATACATTCTTCAATGGTAAGAACGGCTCCAAGAGTTTCTTCATAGAATTCCCGTGTTGCCGTATTTATAGGGTCACAACGGTCTTTAAATTCACAGCGTCCTCCAAAATCGGACCAATCGTTATCATTATCTTTTCCCAATAAGAAAAGGCATTTTCCCTCTTGGTCGAATGTGTATGGAAGTATTCCTGCAGAATACCTTGTTTGGTTTTTATTTACTTTTTTGTAATTCCATGTATAACTATTATTATTCCACCGAGAATACATTTGAACTTAAAATAACTTTAACTTTAAATGAAATTAAATTTGCGTTAAATAAGTTTAAAGAATCTATAAATAAAGTATAAATGAGCCAATTCATTAAAGTAAGTCAAGGTGATTCCACAAACCAAGTAGTTGACGTAAAAAGCGTAAAACCAATAAATAATATTAAAGTTATTCGAAAAGAAGAGAGTGACTACACTTCTTCCGAAAGCAGTTACAGTTCAAGTTCCGAAGAAAGTATTCCACGTAAAAAGAAAACCAAAAAAGTACTTAGGAAAAAGGAAAGTATTTCACAGAGACAACCTCCCCGCCATGACTACTCAATGTTTTCAAATCCCAAAAAGATTTCTCAACAACAAAATAATGATTATGATGATGAATCGGAATACACCGAAGATTCTTCTGAAGCAGGAAGTTATTCTGAAGGTTCAGAAGCATATGAAGGAGAGCCTCGCCAACAAACAAATTCATTCGAAGACAAGCAAAAAATGAAGCAGGACCTTCTTATAAAGATAGCTGCACTGGAAAAGAAAGGATTCGAATTTACCAAAAAGTTTAACATGACTTCAAATTATGAAGAAATGATGTTTGAATATGAAAAAGTTAAGAAATTTATAGAATCCCAAGCCGGTATTAAATTTGCCCGCCGTTGTCTCATGGCCTGTGTAACTGGTATTGAGTTTTTAAATAAGAAGTTTGACCCCTTTAATATAAAACTCGAAGGATGGTCCGAAAATGTTATGGAATCTGTTGACGACTACGACAATGTTTTTGAAAAACTCCATGAAAAGTACAGTTCCAAGGCAGAAGTTGCTCCGGAAATAGAACTACTGTTAATGTTAGGAGGAAGTGCTTTCATGTTTCACCTTACAAATAGTTTACTTAAGGGTCCAACGATGAGTAATCTGGTAGGACAAAATAACCCGAACTTTATGGCTGGCATGATGGGTGCACTCAGTCAAGGAATGAAAGATATGAATAAGATGGGTCCCCAAGGTATGCAACAGCCAATGAACCAAGGACCACCCAAAATGCCACCGCCCATGGAAACGCGAGGAGTTCGCAAAGAAATGAGAGGACCAAATTTAGACCAGAATTTATTTAATGGAACGCCACTGGCATCGAATTACCCGCAGCCGCCAATGCCCCCGCCCAACGCATTTTCAATGAAGACACCAATGCCACAGCAAGGTTACAATACTCCACAAAATTACAATAGTCCACAAAGTGGAGCTTACAATAGTCCACAAAGTGGAGCTTATTACGAGGAAAATCCAATAAACGATGATGACCGTTTTTCGATTGCATCAAGCGAAAGCGCTAGTGATGTTTCAACGGTATCACTTGGGAGTACGGTAAAGACAATTAAGGCAACTGGTAAGAAGGGAAAGGGCGGAGGTGGATTTGAATTAAATATTAGATAAAAATAAAATAACTGTAAAAGCAAAGTGTAAAAATGAGTCGACTTAATTTTTCCCCGGTTGAAAATGCATTTAATTTGGGTTCTAAACAAATAAAAGATACGAAAGAAGAAATAGCACACTTAACGAAATTAATTTTAGAATCAAATAACATGGATTCTAAAAAACCCAAACAAACAAATTCAGAACCCCCACCACCCGATACAACACCAAATCAACAAAGCTACGCACGTATAGGGTATCCGGACAAACAAACTGCCATTTTTAGACCAAATACAGCACAAGATGACATTGATTATAACTTAATGAAAGTAATAGGTCATCCAAAATTTGATGACATTGTTCGAAATTATGCTCTTATTAATCATCCTGAATGGCTACTTAAAGAAGTAGTGTATACCCCGGTGAATGTTAATTCCAACGCAAATGTTAATTCAAATTACAGCAATTCACCCAATAACGTGAGTTATTTTGGCGGAAATCGCAGCAATTTTGGAAATCAGTACCAGAGTACAGTTTGTTCCGATGTAAAGAATTATGTTATGTTCTTTCTTATTTGTATGATAATTTTTTTATCACTAACCTTTTATTTTAAATGAATGTTGGTCTAGAAAGTCGTAAATTTTTCTTTTCTGGTTTTACTTTTACATTTGTAACTTCAGTTACTTCTGGATAAATATAATTAAATCGCAAAAGATTAATATGGTACTCATCGACATCAGTTGGGTATCTAAATTCATTTATATCAAGATATCCACCAAACATTTTAAGTGTTTGTCGTGGAGGTGCTTGTTTAATACATATTGATTTGGTAACTCCATACATTTGCTGAATCAATAATGTAATTAACATTGAACGTTCTAACATTCTATGGTCTGTTTTGTCAAAGTTGTACGCTTTAACGCAATTCCACGAGCAAAACAGTCCAACAAATGAGAATCTTTTTCTGAGAGAGTCATATTTTACAGGAAGAGTGCATGGACTACAATCAAATTTATGACAACACCACCAACAACAAACATCACATTTTTCAGGCCACTCGGAAGGTTCTTTTATTTGTTCTTTTGTTGTTCTTACGATTTTAATTTTTTTCAGAGAATTTTCAATTTTACAGTCTGAAACAATTTTTGGTGCATATTTTTTTGTTTCGGTATAAACTTTTTCATCCATTTTGATAAAAGTTTCTACTGGTACTTCTTTTTCTTCATCCGATGAATATTCGTCTTTATCAATTGAAGATTGGAAATTTGTTCGAGTTTTAAATTTAAAATCATTTACATTTTCTGTTTCTGCTTTTTTAGAAACAGTGATATCTAGATTTCCAAATGAAATCTTTTTAACACAACTTTCTTCAACTGAAGGGAGTGTTTCATCATCTGAATAAATGACATGATGGTCGAAATTGTTATCTTCATTTCTGTTTAATATTCTCTCAAAATTCTCAATTTCATATTTCTTCTTACGTCCACGCTTCTTTTTTTCGGTTTGGACGGGAACTTCTTCGATTGTAAAATTTTTAGGTTTACGTCCTCTTTTTTTCTTTAATGTTTCCATATTTAAATTAAAATTAATAATTTCTTTAATATAATTTAAAAAAAAGAAAGTTAAATTTTTAACAATGAAGGGAATCATTTGTGGATTTTTATCGGGTATTCTTTTAAAAGAACATGTTCTTGGGTTTCTAAAGGGTGGTTTTGTAAATGCTTTAAATTTATACCATGAAATCCATAAAAAACCACAACCAATTCTTAAAAACAAATCTTTAATTTCAAAAATTTACATCATTTGTAAAATAACAAATGAATCGGAATTTAACGAATGGTTTCCTGAATTAAACACAAAACATCGAACCCAGCCAATGTGGGAATACTTCGAACACAAAAAAATTATCAAAATTGAAGTAGAACCATTTTTAAAAGAAGAACTTATAAATTACGGGGAATTTTTAAATACGACCGGGCTTGACATTGAATTGTTTCGAAGTTTTTCGGAAATGTTTATTTATATTCATTACAATATTAACGAAACTGAATACATAAATGTATACAATAAAGACTCATTTATAGATACATTTGATTTAAAAATACAACAAACCGAATTAATGAATAAATATTCTTCAATTATTTGTGCGACATTTAATTACAATAATAAAACAGAATACATAACGAAGTATTTAAAGAAATATCTTAATAACAGACAACCATTAACAACTGAAATGCTATTATTAAATTACGATAAAATTGACAATGTTAATGTAAATTTACAAATAGTTAATAGTAAAATTATTAATACATATTCTTTATCCGAAACCATTTAAAAAAATAAAAATTAAAAGACCAACTTCGTTTTTAATATGGACGATTATCTTCTTTATATCAAAACCGTCCAATCGCAGAGTATTAAGATTCTTGTTGAATCACTCAAAGAAGTTCTCACTGACATTAATTTATATTTCGATAACAATGGGCTTAAAATCATGACAATGGATAATGCCAGGGTTGCCCTGGTATATGTCCGACTGGTAAAAGACAATTTTGAAGAATATCATTGTTCTTCAAAGAACATGTGTGGAATTAACATGATTTATTTTTTCAAGATTCTAAAGACAGTGAGTAACAACGATGTACTTACACTTTTCATTCGTAAAAATGCAATGAATGAACTCGGTATTCGCATTGAAAATAAAGAAAAAAATACAGTCATGGAATCTTTTCTGAAAATGCTCGATATTTCAGAAGAAAAACTTGATATTCCAGATATTCAATACGATTCTGTTATATCCATGCCATCGGTTGACCTTCAGAAGTATTGTAGAGACCTTTCGGTTATTAGTAATCAGGTAACTATTAGTAGTACGGAATCTAAATTTATTCTTGAATCAAATGGAGACTTTGCATCTCAAAAGATAATTATCGGGGAAGCACAGAATGGTTTAATTTTTTCCAAAAAGAACCAAAATGTAAGTGAGAAGTTTGACCTGAAGTATCTGAATTCATTTACCAAGAGTACTAATCTTTGCAGTACCGTCGAGATTTTCCTCAAGAAGGAATATCCACTGGTAATTGAATACAACGTTGCCAATTTGGGTAAACTTCAATTCTGTCTGGCACCAAAAATCCATGAAGACAATTAAATACTTTTACCGATACAAAATCCCAAAACATTAAAAAATATATCTGTAAGACGTCCATGCATTTTAAATCCCTGACATCCAGCATATATTTCAATAAGTTCCCATAACAAACTTATTAATAAAACATGAATAAGTGTTAATCTTGGTTCTACTTTTGCAAGTAAAACCCAGAATATCACATGTCCGACTGTATAAAAGTCAACATCTGCATTTTTCTGAGCTTCAAATGTATCATTTAAATGTTCCCCACATCCTGTGTGACCACAGTTAATATCAAGAGCGCATTTCAGATATTCCGGTAAATTTATTAATTTAGTGTGTAACCATTTATCAAGTTCAATGGGTAATTGTTTTATAATAAAGATTGTAAATCCAAATATAAAAACTATCAACGCAACTTTCTTATTTATTACATACAACACATAAATCAGAACAAAAAGACATATTAAAAAAACTAAATTTTTATTTTCCATTTATAATTACTTTTATTAAATTAAAAAAAATAATTGTATTTATAAGAAGCTTTAATGGCATCTGGAATAGCAAGCCCATGGGGGTTAACACCTCCAATGCTCGCTGAGATAAACAAAACTCTTGATGAAGAAAGCCACCATCTCACTGGTGAATTTGGATTAAGTTCAATTCCACCAAAATTCAAAGGAAATGAATTTGTAAGCCCGCTCACCGTTAGAAATAAAGGTTATTACAGTGCACCGTCAAATATGGATTTTGGAAAAAGAAAAAACCGCGTTCGAATTGCTTTAAAGAAAGTAAATTCAGACATAAATTACCTTAAAAGAGTTTAAAGAAAAGGAACTTAAATTAAAAAAATGATTCACCCACGAGTTCAAGAGCTATTGGCTATTCCCCAATACGAACAACGTACTCCTGAATGGTATCGTCAACGTGAAAACGCAATTACAGCAAGTGATATACCAACAGTGCTTGGTGAAAACAATTATAAAACACCTTGGGCTTTGTTAGTTGATAAATGTAATGCCAATCCCAAGCCGTTTATAGGAAATCAAGCAACTCGGTGGGGAAACCATTACGAAGACATCGCGGTTGAACGGTACTCTGAACGATACAACAAGGAGGTACTATCATTTGGACTTTTAATTCATAGGGACCACAGTTGGTTAGGTGGTTCTCCAGATGGAATTACAACGGATGGTATACTTTTGGAAGTGAAGTGCCCGTTAAAGCGTAAAATAGTTATGGGAGAGGTTCCCCACCATTACCTTTCCCAAGTTCTTTTGAATCTTGAAATTTGTGACCTCGAACTCGCACACTTTATTGAGTTTATTCCAGGTAACAGTGACAACGATTTTGTTATGAATGTTGTAGAGGTTCATCGCGATCGCGAATGGTTTTCTAAGGAACTTCCAAAAATGAAAGAATTTTGGGACAATGTACTAGTTTATCGCGAACAGGGTATTCAGAAACACCCGAAGTACAAGCCACCTCGTAAAAAGATAGAAGATACGGGATTAACATTAGACATCGGGTCTTTTTATGGAAATACACCAACGGAAAAGAAAGAAACGTTTATGTTTATTGAAGAATCTGAATCAGAACCCGAACCATCAAAATACGTACCGTTTTTAGATGAAAATTAATTTAAAAATTTAAGCGTTATAAAAGAAAGGGGAAACTTGCGTAGATGGGAATCAAAGGTATAAAATCTCTTATTAAAAAGCATGTTCCCGATGCTATTAAGGAACTTAAGTTAAATGAAATATCTGGTAAAACAGTATGTATAGATTCGAGTATTTTGCTTTATAAGTATAGTTTTGTTTATAATGCAGATAATTTTCATATACTCGGATTTTTACATAAAATAATTGAATTGCAAGACCACAACATAAAAATGATATTTGTTTTTGACGGTAAGCCTCCAGAAGCAAAACGCGAAATATTGAATAAACGTAAGGAACAAAATATAAAACTCAAAGAACAAATTGAAACCTTAAAGGAATCTGTTAAATCGGTTACAATTTTTGAGGAAGCTTTTATTGATTCCGATAACGAAACGGAAGAATCCGAAATTAAAAAAGCAAAGGAAATCCATAAAAAAATCAACGCACTTGAAAAAAATGTGAAAAAAGTAACGCGCCAACATTCTCTGGACGTTATGGAATTATTAAAAAGTTTAGGAATCCCTTTTTTGATTTCTGAAACAGAAGCTGAAAAGGGATGCGTATTTTTACAAAAGAATGGGTACTCAGATTATATTCTTACAGAAGATACCGATTGTTTGACATTTGGAGGCACAAATGTTATTTTTAATAAGAAAAACGATTATTTTGTTTGTTATCTTGACAAAGTACTTGAGGGTCTTGAATTAACCCATGAAGCATTTGTAGACCTTTGTATACTTTGTGGATGTGATTATACATGTACGATTCCTAAGGTAGGACCTGTTACTGCATTAAATGCAATCAAAAAGTACAATTCAATAGAAAAATATATAGAAAATACTAAGGTTAGTTTACCCGAGGCGTTTAATTATCAAATTGCGCGTGAATTATTTAAAGTCGATAAAGAAAATGAGTTAACGGAAAATGTAAAAAATAAAGAAAATTTAACGAAAGTACTCATTCGTTGGAATTTGAATTCTTTTATTAGCAAATTCCATTTTTATGAAATTCAAGAATTTTAACTTTTAATTTAATTTAATTTATTCTAAAAATAATTTCTAGGGGTAGAATATAAAATGGGCCTCCTCGGATTTAGCTTCGGTAAAAAACGCCGAACCACCAAACGTCGCGCATCTAAGAAACGCTCTAAAGCCAACCGCAAGCCACCTGCCAAGCTTCTTCGCATGTGCAGAAAGTACCGCGTTAAGGCAACCAAGAAAGTTGGAGGCAAGCGGGTTTACAAGAAAGTCGCTGCCCTCAAGAAGCTCTGCCTCCGCAAGGCCAAGGCCCTTCGCAAGAAGCTCATCAAGGCACACAAGAAATCAATGAAGCACCACAAGAAGACCCACAAGCGCCGGGTTGCCAAGACTCACCGTCGTCGCCGGGATGCATTCGGTGAAGACGAAATGTCTTTCGGTCGTCGCCGCCGGTCATCCTTCGGTGCCATGCCAAAGATGGGATCACCAATGATGGGAGTACCTGCTTTCGGCAAGCGTCGCCGGACTGCCCGAGTTAGCAAGAAGGCTGCCATGAAGGCATTCCGGTCATTCTACAAGCGCCACTGTGCCGGTGCTCGTCGGTCCCGGTTCGGAAACGGCGGTAACCCTCCCCTCAATCAATCCATGGGATACGAATTCTGCCCCAACGGACAGGGAGGTGTTCTTGGATTCAACAGCACCGGTCTCTTCCCCTCCCCCTGCACCAGCGTGAACACAGCCGCCGCAGCCAACGAAATGAAAGCAGTTCTCCCAAGCTACTCCAGCTCTGGATACGGCCGTCGTCGGCGCCGGTCCACAAAGCCCCGGTCATCCAAGCGCCGGTCAGTTGCTGCATTTGGTCGTCGGCGCCGGTCCGTAGCTGCAGGTGGTCGTAAGCGCAAGGCTTACAAGAAGAAGCGGTGTATGTATGTCGGTTCCAAGAAACGTGTCTCTGAAATCGGTCGTCGACGCCGGTCTGCCATCGGTGCTCGTCGGCGCCGGTCTGCCATCGGTGCTCGTCGGCGCCGGTCCACTCGCCGCCGGGTGTAAATTAAAATAAATCACTTACATCAAGTGATTCTTCAATGTTCTTTAAAGTATTTTTAAGGGTAATTTCTCCATTTGGGTGAGATTTATCGGTTCTTATTTTATACGGTGTAAAAGTTTCAAGGTCTTTGGAAATTTTAAACTCTATAATAACTCCCTTTGTAAGGTCAACGGATTCAGGAACAAAATCAATAACACTGTTGTAATTAATATTGTCAGATTTAAAACTTTTGTAAATAGCCAACGCCTTTTTGTAGTAATATAAATTCATTTTCTTCGAAACAACCTTTACCAAAAAATCTATGGTATTATTTTCTTTCCATTTAAATAAAGAATTATCCCTACCAAAAATAATAGGCTTATCAACATGTGTAAATATCATTCCATCAATTTCATTTTCAGTTGTTTTCTTAATGTGCTCCCATGTTTTAGCAATTTCATTACCATATTTATAAAATAATTTTGTCTTGATATTCAAACAATCTGTCTCTTTGTTAACATATCTTTTCACAATAAAATCAATTATACAAGCATATCTCAAACGATGACTCAATTCAAGAAAACTCGTTCCATTGTACGCCATACAATCATGGATAAGATAGTTCCAAGTTCCTTCATTAGAAGGAATTACGTTGGTCTCTGACGAACTCTTCCAAGTTCCTGCTTTTGTTTTTATAATTTCACCATCAAAAATACTCCCCTCAAATACTTCTTTCTTAAAAGAAAAATCCATAAAATAAAATTCATTCTTACGATTTATCATAAAACACATCGGTTTATCATTTATATGCAATAACAACAAAATAGCACGTTCACCATCAGATTTTTCACAAACCATATATTCTTCTTTCAATGGAAAGTCTTTGCGTTCAAATGCAACAGGCTGAGGACCTGGGAAGTTGTCCCGTTTTAAACTTGTTCCAAATAACGATTCGCATTCAATAAATATTTTTTCTTTAAGTTCTTTGGAATCAACCAAGTACGCTTTTCCGTTACAAAAATCGACGTTCATCTTTTATTTTAAATTATAAACGCTGATTTTGTTAAGTAAATTTTTTTTTGTAAAAAAGTAAAAAAGGAACTTTAACCGTTTAAAGTAGTTGAGCTTCGCTGAACTTAGTAACCGTTAATTTTTAATAACGGTATTTAGGGTCATAGTCAGCAACATCCAATTCAAATGTTAAAAGATGTTCGCGATTATGGAAATCATAAAATGTATTGTCATATTTATAAAAAGAAATTTTAAAATTCTCTAAAGTTATAGGTGGCTCAAAATTTAAAACCTTTTTATCAAAATCTGAGCCCTTTAGAGCCTTTAAATTACCAGGTGGTCTTGATATAGCAATTTGAACTGGGTTTGTTGAATTTGTTGTTGAATTATAAGTCTGTATATTATCAGGATCATTTGCATCATAAATAATAACAGCAAATTTTTGATTTGTTGCAATATCTGAACTTTCAACTCGGTCAGCCGATTTATTTCCAAACTCAAGTTGCATAATAATATACTTCGGATCGTCTTTTAAGTTGTAGTCATAAGACCCAGCAAGAGCATTTATTGTAACTGTATGTGTTGTACCTGCTTGAAGATTTGCAGGAGTACATGTTCCGCCGTCCGTTGTTCCATAAATAACAACATTTGTTCCCGAACTGTAAACTTCTTTATTAAAACCCATAACTCGAAATGGACTTCCTGAATTATAATATGTATTAGTAAAATCTATACTAAATGGAACTGCTGAATTTGTAATAACTATTCTATTAAGAACAGATGCATTGTTACCAGTACCATTTGGTGGAGGCAAGGTTGCCAAAAAAACATCAAATGTAATAGAAAGTGTCCGTAGGACTCGTTGAAGTTCTGCAATTAATCCAAATACAGGATCCGAAGTTCCATCTGATACGTAATTAATACTTCCAGTTACATTCGAACCTATAAGATACTGTCCTGGTGTAAGTGTAAGTGCTACAAATGCACCACCATTAACACTTACTAATAAAAGATTATTTTCCGAATTGATATTGTATTCTGTTTTAGGCATCATAGCTGCAATAAGTTCAATACGTTCAACATTACGATGGGGTTCCATAAGTTCAACAAGGTATTCATTTGGTAATGGGTAAATAGTATAATTACGTTGTCTTGAATCAACAATGATATTGTGTTTACTAATAACTTTTGATTTTGTCGGAAGTTCTCTTTCAACTTTACTAAGGTCTATGTTTTCCAAAGGTATTTTATAGTAGTCTTCATTTAAATTTGTTGTATCAACACCAAGTTCACGAAGCCTGTCAAGAGCAGCTTCAACGTCGTATCGACTCATTTGTTTTAAATAACCTTTTATTTTTAAATTACTTTTTTAATATTTCATTTTCAATCTGAAAAAGTATATTCTTGCAATTATTTAAACAGTTTTCTTTGTTTAATGAGACCGATTCTTTGTGATTATCAACTGAACTGATAGATAAATCCAATGAAGCATTACTAACATTCCGAGTAATATTCATATTCACTATCTTCCTTTTTGATGTCTTAGAAACAATACCAAACAATAAAGTTTGAAGTATTTTAGTAATTGGGATTTCTTGGCTTGCATAATACTTACACATTCCATTTGTCCGACCTTCAGATGTTTCCTTCTTACAATAGCATCTCTGACAAACACCTGTCGGAGTAATTTGAAAATAAATACCAGAAGAATTGTGCTTACGGTTTACGTTCATACAAAAATTTTCATCGGGTTCGGCATAATAACAATTTTCATTCTTTGTTAACTTGACAATTTTTATTTTGCTATGCGTTGCTTTGTAATTACGCTTTATAAAAGATTCAATTTTCAAAGTAGTTTCATCTTCCGAACCAGAATTTTTAGAAACAGTACGCTTCTTCTTTTCTTTCAAAACAACATCAAGTTCCTTAAGTAATTCAGATGCAGAAACACCACGATAATTATAAATACTTGTTTCATTTAGCATCACATGAAAATTTGAAATTGATGTAAAGTATGTCCGTTCACAAGGACCCAAAACAGCTTTAGGTGTATAAATACGACCTTCGTCTTTTTTACCAGTTCCTTCACACGATTCACACGTTTCACGGAATTCTTTTTTGTTTTTGCAGCTTTTACAAATTACCATCTTGCGACACCCAACCATCCGAAGACCATTGTCTTCATAAACTGCAAGGTCAACAACATCTTCCCAAGTGTTGTAGCTTTCACGTTCTCCAAAGGTACTGATTAGTTTTTCAATAAATTTCACACGAAGTTTTTTTGCCGTTTCAACCGTTATCCATATATCCGGCCACACCAAATGAAAACCACATTTAATAAGCTCAGTTTCATTTAAAAGAACCTTTTTAGTATCAGCACCACAAATAATAACCTTGAACGAACCATAGTATTCTTCGACAATTCCATTTAATAACTCAACTAACTTAGAAATGTATTCGAGTGTTACCGTTTCAGTTTCATACATATCGATATCACAAATAAACTTGAAAACAGGAGTACGGTTCTCACAAATGTAATGTTTTTCACCATTTTGAAGGTCAATAGCCAGTAAATTCAAGAATTCGGGATAATCGTCCTTTGCGATACCCCATGTACCACCATCCAGCAAAAAATGAGTTGCTGTTGCCTTGCGTTCCTTGGAATCAGTTGTTTTTATAAAGTACTTTTTGGAAAATACCCATTTCTTCAAAGGATTCAGATTTTTAGACATAAATAAGTCGAATGAAATCCTTTTCTTAGTATTCATTACACTCATTTTTTAAAGTAATTTTCAGTTTACAGATTTTTATTTATACTTGTTGGTAATCCATGTCCGAAAAGAATCATATAAATTAAAATAACTGCAGCACACAGTATACTTCTGTTTTCTGCAACAACACTTGATTGTTTAAGAACATAGAGCATTAAAAGATAAAGAACTACACCTATAATAGTTGCATGGATAAGCATTGTAGTTCCGCGCTCCATTGCTTTACATTTCGCTTTTATTTTAATTTTAAGTTTAAACAAATGTTTTTTTTAAACAAATTTAATTACTGCGCTAATTCGTGTGATATGGACGCTTTTATTTCCTGGTACACTTAGCTCTTTGCGCTTGATACTTTTAACTTCCATAAAGTTACACTTTGCTCGGGATTTTTCAGATTCACGTTCTTTAAGAGTCCCATTCATGTCATTTTCAATATCTTCTATATGTTCTATAGCATAATTAATGATATCGTCACTTATCGCAAATCGGAAAAAATTTAACTGTCCGATAGTTGTTATGATGTACTCCTTATGGTCCATTTTTATATTTGGGTTAAAATCGATGATTTCCATTTTACGGTAGTCAAAAATAACACGTTCACGGCGACAAAATGGGTCACAAAACTTCTTTGAATATGCTTTAAGCTGAGATTTGTAACTCTTAAATGGAAAGTAACTCAGTGGTTCTCCATTTTTCAAAAGAGTATAACTTGTATTATACTTTTTTGAATAATTTGTTACAAACCAATCAAGTGACCTCAATGAAAGCCTTGTTTGTTGTAAGATTATGGGTAGAAGTATTTTCAAATTACTTTCAGTATAAAAATCCAGTAATTTTGTTTTTAAAAGCGATTCTTTAGAAGAAATACTTTTTTCCATTTTGACCCTAAGGTATTAGTAACTTTTATTTTTATTCCTTTAAATGTAATTTAATTTTTAATTAAAAAGGATGAAATAAGATAAAACGCCATTCCTGCAATAACAGAGTTTACTATGAGTGCTACAACACTTGGCTCAGCAGAACCCATCAATGGAAAATGCATAATTTGTTTCCATATGAACTTACTGTTAAGTAGCATAAAAATAACAATAACCAAAAGTGTATACTTTAAAGTAGGAGAATCAAATGCTCCTGAAAATGTACTCTTTCCACCAAATGTACTCTTCTTAAGTATACCACGCGTAGGACCCATTGCATTTTGCTGAGGTGGTTGCTGATACCCTTGTGGTTGCTGCTGCATCATTTGCTGCTGCATCATTTGCTGTTGAAGCATTTGCTGTTGCATCATATCTTCACGTGGGTCGACTTGTGGAGGAGGTGGCATCTGAGGTGGAGGTGGTGGCGGCATTTCGGGTGGTGGGGAATTTCTCCGAATTTTTGTACCGCCTTCTTCGGGAGATGACATTTATATATTTTTAATTTACTTTTTTTTCAAAGATTCTACGAATTAAATGAATTTAATTCGATTAATTAAATGAAATTTAAATTTTAAATTATTTTATTTAAAATCGTAAACCAGTGAATATGGAACCGGTTCTTCTTCAAATGTTGAGTACTTCGATATACACAAAAATACTATTAAAAATATTACAAATAAAATAAGAAGAATTTTATTTAAATTCCACTTAAATTTTTTTACTTCTGGTGTTATTGTTATTTTAAAATTATCGGGGTTCACCAACTTTGGAATCTTTAAAGTTTCGCGATCCATGGAACTTTATATTTACACTTTATATTTTAACCCAACGTTTTACGCCATTTTTTGTTGTTTTAACTTTCCACTGGTTTCCATCAACTCCCTTCTTAACTGTTCCTACCGAAACTGATGTTGCAGAAACCCGGGGAGACTTTCGCTTTGGATGAGTGCTTCGCTTGCGGTAAATGTATTTTTGGGATCTGTTGCGTGGTGATTTGCGCTTTCTAAATGAAGCCCGGCGACGGGTTGCCTTCATTGGTGTAAGTGTTACATATTTTTCAGGACCCTTTGGTTTAAAATGATACTTTTTTCCTTTGATAGTTGCTTTCAGGTATCCTTTTTTGGTAGATTTTGAAACACGCGGTTCATACATTTTTCCATTTATTCTTACAAAAACGGAAAGCTTGGGCTCTTTTCCAGAATATCCTTTAAGTCTGGGACCAAGTTTCTTATTGTTCGGAATTGACCGGCTTTTCTTCTTTTTAATTCTTCCAAATGAAGTGCTATAACGTTTTGGTGGAAGTGCTGGTCCTTCATAGACCTTGCGACGGCGAACACACCGAGGTTTTACTTTTTGACCCTTCCGGCGACCAGACCACCGACACTGAGGATTTGAGCGACAGGACCGCTTCTTGAGTCTCTTACAGAGACGTGGACGTGTGCGTCGACCAATTGAAACCCGGCGTTTCTTCTTAGCACCTGCATACGCTTTTATATTTTGAGCGTACACTGCACGGCGAATCAGTTTGGTATTACCTGATTTCTTAGCTTTGTTAATACATCTCAGAGATACTTTTCCGTTGGTATCAAGATGGTTGCGACGGCACCACCGCCCAAATGTTCCTACTGTTCCCTTACGGCGACTCCGTGCATTGGCGGCTTGAATAAAAAGATTCTTTTTCTTTCCAAAAGCAGGAACAACCTGGCGGGTATTTCCGCACGTTCCATCACCCATTCCGTTTTTACGGTAAATTCGTCGGAGAGATGTTGTCATGCACTTCCGGTAATTTGCGGATTTTTTGCACTTCTTAGCAGCACACTTAAAGTTAGAGCGAATCTTAGAAACCTTAAAGGGTTTCTTGTGACCCTTTGGCATCCGCTTGCATCCCTTGACGCGACGGCGCTTTTTTGTCATTCCAAAGGTTGAAATACGGGATTTACCAAATGCAACGTTGAATTTCTTGATGTACGCAAGTGCAGCTTCATCAATAAGGTCATCCATTTCTTCGCTATCAATCTCAATGTAGACATTATTACGGTATATACCATCTTCACGTAATTCAATGACAATACCTGTATTATTAATGGCTGCAACAAAATCATCATATTCGTCGTTCTTTATCAGGTCAAGAAGGTCATCAATGAATTCAGCTACAAACTTCGTCTGAGATTCAGTTAAAGACGTAGCTGCTGGTGGTTCACCAGAACCAGAAGGAGCTGGTGGTACATAAGCTGGATATTTACCAGCTATCATCTTTCGAGCACGGTTAGTTGCGCGTTCAACTTGTTCTCCTAATTTTACATGTGCCTCACGAGCTTCTGCACGAGCACAGTCATCGAGTGCTGAATCGGGGCGTACATTTTTTCCATCTGGTCCAATTATCTTTGGTATCTTACTGGAAGTATCAAGTGTGTAATTGAGACCGGCTCGCTGGCAAAGTTGGACGATTGCTTGTTTTTGGTCGTTCATATTTGAAATACGTTTTATTTCAGCAACCAGTTCTTGTTTGGTTATTGCTTTAAACATCTTACGAACTTCATCAGAAGGCATGAATGATGCTGCATTAACGGCCGCCGATGTTTCATCGACAACTGCTTCCTTACCTTCCTGCATTAATTTAACTATCCGGTCAGCTTCATCTTTTGAAAGTTTTGAACTGCGAAGGCATCCAGCAACATCTTCGAAGTACATGTGCTCGGCCATCCATTTAAGAAGTGTCTTTTCATCAAGCTTTGCAAGGTCTTCCTGAGTTACTGAACCCTTAACTGTTTCTTCTTCTGTACCGAGATTAAGTGCTTCGACAGCACCTGCAAGTTCAGCAGCTGGAATTTGAACGACCGGAGCAGCTCCTTCCTGTGAAGATGAAGGGGCTGCCACTTTCTTTGCTTTCTTTGGTGTCTCTGCAGCTGGACTGGCTGCTGCACTTGCCGCTTTTTTAGGAGTTGTTTCTTTGGGTGGAACAATACATGTACCTTTGGGACCAAGAGCGCATGGTTTTAGTCCAACAAGTTGAGGAGGCATAGAAAAACGATGGGTAGTTTGGTCTATTTCATATTCTCCATCATCTCCCTTAACAGTTTTAAAATAATATACATAATTTTGGCGTACAGGATTTCCATTGGAATCTTCAGTTATCCATGATTTGTTTCCATCGGAGTCCTGAAGATATACTCCGAACCATTCTCCGCTATCGGTCCCCTTTGTTGCTGGATAAGACATAACACATTCGTTAAGCATGGGAACCATTTTGTAATTATCCAGAAAACCACTTTCATCGAGAATCTTTGCTAAGAATTTCCGAGCAAGAGCTGGGTTATTTGCATAATCTTGGAGCGGTGTTACATCTCTCCATCCACATGTTTCATATGGACGAGGTCCTTTGGGAACAGCCGGGCTTCCCTTTGAGGAAACTTTTTGTTTCTTTAGTAAAGCCATAGCTGCTGCAAGTTCTTTTCGTAATTCCGAAACGTCGTCTCCCATTGAAGTTTGTTTAAATAAAACTGTTATTTTTTTATTTAACCAAATTAAATTTTAATTTTCTTTTATTAGGAATTTCCATGCATTTTCGAGTTCTTTGATTCCTAACGAATCCCAATCTGTATTGTTTTCAAATCCAGATTCTTTGAGCTCATCAATTATTTTCTTACGTTTTTGTGATTTCTTTAGAAGAAAGTCTCGAAGATTTTTTGATAAATTGGGGTCAGCAAATTGTAAGGGTCCTGTTTTATTAATAATACCCAACAAAATACTAAAAAGTAAGGGACGGTCGCGGTCCATCATTTTTACGAGAAGTGGAAGCATTTGTTTATTTATGGTAAGGTCAACTAATTTCTTAGGAAATCTGAATGTATAATCTGTTATTTGACAATTAATATTTTCAGGTAAAATAAGAGAATCGTTTGTTTTGATTGTTTGAGTTTTTGATTGAAAAGTGTACTTTCCGGAATTTAACGCAGTGTTTTCCAGAATGTCTTCAAGCAAAAAAAGATTTGGCTGAATATCATTGTTAAAACGCTTTTTGTATTTTTCTGGATACTTAGAACTTACTCCTAAACGAACAAAACGTTCACCAGTGGTATAGTTTTCATAATAAAGGTCCCATAAACCATCATAATATTTATTCGGTATATAAAGTTCATCAAGACGAACCAAGTTTCCATTCTTGTTAATGGTACAATCAAAAGCAACTTCCTTAACGGCTTTTTCAAATTGACGATTAACATATAATTTTGCCTGTGAACGGTTATACATGTATTGCTGGACCGATATACTTGCAAGATTTTTATGATTATACCCACCAAATGCCTTTATCAGAGCACGGTCTCCTGAAACAAGAATGTCTTTATGTAATATATCTCCAACTGAAGCTCCTTCAGTTATAACTACTTGTGAAAGTGCAAATGTTTTATCGGAACCTTTTATTTCAACATTTCCTTCCTTGTCTGGCTTTGTTACATAGGATTCACGAATAAGAATATCTTCTGGACGAGCACCCTTGTTTACAACTTGCATATCGGTTATAATTTTTCTTGGTGTTCCTTTGCTGTCTTTAACAAAAACTTCAAATATTTTTTCATAACTTCCCATACCAGCAAGATGGATAAATACATTTACAATACGACGTTCTGGTGGAAGCATTTTATGACTACAAAGACGTATACCACGTGCCATAATTTGCTGGAGACGAGAATCATTCCACCAAGGGTCTAAAATATGGATTTGGTCTATATTTTTAAAATCAACTCCCTCCATAACCGTTTGGGTACCAAACATTATTTTCAATTTTGCACCATCTACATTTTCAGGGCTATTAAATAATTTATACGCTTCTTCGACGTGTAATGGATGTTTGGAATTTGCTTCTCCATTCCATACAAAATATTTTCCGCGAAGACCAGGTACTTCTTTAGAATGTAAATCGGTGTATCCTAAATAATTCATAATTGTTGCCATTGCATTTACTCCATAGGTAACGTAATTTGAAAAGACAAATATGGGTCCACGAGATTTTATAATCATTTCGGCAACCTTAGAAAATTTAATACTAAAATAATTTATAAAATCAAGCATCTGTTCCGTAAGTGAATCAATTTCACCAATAACAAATCCAGTATTTCTTTTAAGTAAATCATTTAGTTTTGCACTGATGTCTACTTTAAACTGTGCTATACTTCCATCTAAAACAGTTTTCATATGTTTAGTACCACGATATTCAGGAAATGCTATATTCGCAATTTGATTTGAACTATTAAATACACCGGAACTTGTCTTGTTGTCTTCTTTTGTTACACTTACAAAATAATCATCATCTCTTGAAGATGGAAGATCCTTTTTAACTTCATCTTCAAGAGCATCACAATATTGGTCGTATTGAAATCCACTTTGTTGGTGGTACATAATTGTTGTCTTTTTGTATGGATATGCAATTGGATTACCTCCTTTAAAGTAACTGATGTATCCACTACACATCTTTTTGAAGTATTCTTGATTTATAAAAGAAGTTTCGTTTTCTAAAAAAACATCATTAAAAGCATCTCGTCCATCTGGAAATGGAATACGGGTTCGCAGTAAATTCATTAATAGTCCAAATTCGTACGGCTTATCGTAAATTGGAGTACCCGTTAAAAATACAGTTCGGTAACTTGGTGAAGCATAATAAACGAGTGCATAAAGTAACCGACGATAATTTGTTCCAGTTGCACTTACTAAATTTTGAATTTCATCGATTATGAGTAGTCCATTTTTATTTCGCAATGCATCCAAACGACCTCCCTGTGGGTCACGGAATTGTGGAACAAATTTTCCATTGGGGTCAATTTTAAAAAGGCGATTTAAAAATGTTTCATGGGAAAATATTTCATACACGGTTGTTACCTTCGACTCTTGGTCTTCTATAATACGTTTTGTTTTTCCAACGTAATCGTCTATCTTCGATTGGATATCATTAATTACAAATGGATTTCCACCTTCATTCATCAACTTAAGTTTTTGAGCTTGAAGTTCTGATATTAATTCATTATACTTCAGTAGCTGCTTACGTACAAGTTCACTTCCATAATACTGGCGTTCACCTTCAATAACAATTTGGCCGGAAGCAGCTTTTATAGTACCAGCTTCTATTTTACCGATGATTTCTGCATAGTATTGTTTTTCCAAAGCTGCAGGAACGACAATAAAAACATGGGAATCGGAACGTCCAGAAATTGGTTTTCCCTTTACAGTTCGGTCCTTAAACGCTTCTCCTATAACAATACTTGTTTGGGTTTTTCCAGAACCGAGTCCATGATAAACAAGCATACTGTTTATATCGGTATTGGTATTAAAAATTCTTCCAGCAAACTTTTGTTGTTGTTTGAGTGAATACCCCACACCGTTACAAATTTCATTGAAAGATTTTTCAGGGTCGGCAAAATCTTCACTTGGAAATGAATAAGATTTAAAGTTCTTATCAATCCAACTGTAATATCCAGTACTGTTATAATTTTTATAACTATTGACACTAAATGTCTTTTGTTCGCGATAAATAGTATCACCATCAAAACACTTTATAGTTATAAGATTTCCTTCTGGGTCCAATACGTCCGTTGCGTATTGATTATATTTATCACAACTACTCATTTATTAATTGTTACGAACAAATTAATTTTCAAATTAAAGAAATTAATTTCTCCATGCAAACCTTATTCCGGTGTCATTAAAATTGTTTTGATTTTTCATTTTATAAATTAAGTGTTTTAGTTTATCTGCGTAAATTTCTTTTTCTTTTTCTGGTTCAGTTATTTCAACAATAACTTTACGTTCTTTTTCTTTTGGTTTAACCTTTGATTTAACTTTTTGTTTTTCTTTTGGTTTAACTTTTTCTTTTTCTTTGGATTTCGTTTTTGTTTTTGGTTTTGGTTTGTGTTTTTCTTTTTTTGTTTCTGCTATTTTTTTAATGTATTAATTTTTTTTTATTTTTTGTTCTATTAA